CTGGGACAGGCTATGATGGCTCAACCGTCATATGTTGGATCAATGACGATCCAAGAAGCTCTCGCCTTTAGGCGATGAGTAGTTCACCTAATTACTTACTTGATGAAATAGTTAATATGATCACCGTTTTTTAGCTTGGTATAGAACGTTACAGACGTGGTGCTCGTTTCTGTATAATCATTTGAGCCAGAAACTGGTCCTGGGTCTCTGAGAAGTCCGCGAGTATATACAAAGAGATTTGCGCCATTTCCGGTACCATCTAATGTATATGTTGCACCGCCCGGAAGAGTACGAGGTGTATTTGCTGATACATCTCCACCTGTTATTCTATCAATATAGCGAGTGGTGGTTGATGTCGTAATTGAATTAGCAAGTTGCTGCAAGTTCTGTGAAATCGAATATCCATCATTAAGAACTGAGCCAGTAAAGTTTCCATAATATCCAATTGTCTGGTTAAAGTATTGTATACTTTGAGTAATTGAGTAACCATCAGAAACGTTTCCACCAGAATAATTGGTGTTATCACCGATGTTTGAGCCCAAGAGCTGCAATAGTTGTGTAATGCTGTAACCATCAACAAGCAAAGTGCCAGTATTGAAACTACCTTCGGTATAATTGGTATTTACACCTAAATTGGCACCTAAAACGTTTAAGTTATAGGTTGTGGTATAGCCGTCTTCAAGTAGTGTTCCGCCACCATAAATATTACCTGTAAAGGTATTGTCGCCGTCCTGTTGATTTAGGATATTAAGAGCATCAACAACAGTTGGAGTTGCTGTATTTAGATGATAGAACGGATAGTATTCGCCAAGATTTGTTAATAGGCCAGCAAGGCTTGTATAACCATCAAATGAACCAATGGTCTCGATGATATTATTAATCTGGCTTTCCATTTGAGCATCAACAAGAATACCAAGAGTTGGAACAGTTCTTAAAGCGTTCTTATCCATGCTATCAAGGCGCTCGTTGTAGCCATATAGGAAGTTGGCATATCCATCCTGTCCAGATTCCCACTCATATGGAGTTGCATTTGTTGCATAATTTAACTGCCATGGTGCCGAATAGAAATGAACTTCAACCGAGTCTTTTGAAGTTCCGGTTGCACCTGCATATGTAATACCAAAGATTCTCTCACCTTGATGCACGCCTGCCAAAACGCTAAACTCAATACCTTCTTGATAGCCATCTACAACATGAACGTAGCAAGAGTTCCAGTCACCGGCAAATGGACCAGAATCGAAGCAAGGAATACCTGTTTGATCAACTGCATCGGCGTGTTTTAACATTCCCGTAGCAGTAATCGTTTCTTTCAGATCGCCAGGATTTACCTGAACACCATAGAATGCTCGGTTAACGCAATATGCAACTGCATCTGTTGTACAGCCGGCAATATTAGATAAATTGGCAGGAACATTTGTACCAATGGCTGTTGGACGCTGATATGTTGGAATTGGATCATAATAAGGAACGCCCTTAATTAAAGTACGATCCGTTCGTTCATAGTTTAAGTCAGCAAGCAAGCTATAAGAATAGCATTCGCACCATGCAAAACTATCGCCAAGAACAGCATTTGTATTAACAATATTAACCGATGTTGCGCTATTATATCCATCAATTAGGAAATATCCATCATTTGTGGTATTTGTTGCGCCTGATATCCCCAAGAAATGACCGACAGAATCAGCCGTCATACCTGTTAAGCCAGTAATTGTTACATCACCAGCATTTATTGACGCAACAGTGGCTCCGGAACCTGCCTGACCAGTAAGAGGTAGTCCAATGCCCGCTGGCTCATTAATTAGCGTCATTGTTGAATTTTGTGATAATGAACCGGCGATGTCAAGTGCCTGATCCACAAGGTTTAATCGCACAGCATTATAAACGGTTGGCACGTTATTTTCCTAAGTAATCAATTGATATAACTCAAACTATATATGAGATTATTGCCTATATTTGCAAAAAGATTATGGAACTGGAACAGCATATGTGCATTTTAATACACTGTGTTTATTTGGAGTGAATGATATAAGTGTGATTGTATCATATCCTGTTCCTGTTCCACCAGATTCGCTAATAAGATAGTCTATTCCTTCATAAAGGTCTTTTCCGTTATGTTTTATATGAATGTGGAACTGATCACCAGTGACATATGTTCCATTTAAGAATTTTTCTACGGTATTAAAAACTCTATTTGTGCAATCACATATTCCTATAAGATTTTTTTCTTCTCTCCATAAATAACGAATGCCCCCACTTGTTTGGAAAAGGCTTTGCACATATCCGTCTAATTCGTCATATCCAACTTGAACTCCAATTGTAAAACCAAGACTTATAAGCCAATTCCTATTACATTCACTAAATTGTAGCAAATCAATATCGCTATAAACAAGTTCAATATCTTTGCAATCAAACTTATGTTTAATTTCGCCTTTTAATAAAGATGCACGAATATCGTCCTCTGCAACGCCAGGAATTGCAAGCAAATCTCGTGTGCAGCCTAAATTAATAGGATAATGAAAAATATGAATGGTCTTATATTGTCGTGAAACGTTTCTCACAACAAATGCACAACATTTTTTATGACCTGGCGCAAAAACATCCATTGGTTAGGCGCCTTTCTTCTCCAAAAACGTATCTCTAACTCTAATGGTGATTTCTCGTTCAACATTTGGGTGTTCAGCACTTGCTCGACAATCAGCTAATAACTTCTCAATCAGATCATTGTAATTTTCTTTTCCAATATCTGATTTTCTAATTTCAAGTGCATGGTTCATGTCTTTATGAAGCAAATCTTCATCTTTAGAAAGAATAATATGTTCAAGTTCTTGCTCACCAAGTTTTGTAAGATCATCGAAGCCAAGTCTATATCGAACATGAAGAAGCTCTTCAATATAATCAAAACTGCCCATTGATGGCTGACTATCAGTGAAATCGCCGTCTTTTATGAATGTTCTTAATCCATTATCAAGCGTTGAAAGCAGAACACGCGCATTAGAATCTTGCCATTCATGTTCTCTGCCATACTTATCGTGAATTGTATTGAGAACTGTGCGAAGTTTCGCAAAGTTTTTTACTTTTTGCGACATTGCTTCGCTAACAAATGCTTCACTTCGATTATAATTCTGTAATCCACGTCTTGGATTAAAACCAGTTTCTTGATCAATACGACGTGTATCAAATGCTACTTTTGTGAACCCATCTTTTGGACATAATGTGTCAAATGCGGCTTTTCTAAGCATTCTTGATTGATTGCGAACATTAATATCTTTTGAGCCGCTTGATATCAAATCATATATGTCAAAAACGTCTGGTAATGGTAAAAGCATGGGCCTCTTCTTATGATAGATCTATGTGGTAATGCAAAAATATTGGTATGGCTTGTAATATGGCACATATGCTATTTATTAGCGATAGATATGAAATTTTAGCCGCGCCTGAAAACATAAATTGGCTCATATTTGTGTGTTCCGGTTTTGTTGGCAAATTGAAGGTTTCTGGTAAGCCTGATCCTATATGTTTCCTCCAAAACATAGCCTTTCTCTTTTATTATTCCGCACATATCTTCGCCAATATTAAATCCATCCACAATATTATTCACGTTTATAATGAATACTCCATCTTTTGCCAATAGCCGATCAACATTGTTAGTAGTTGCTCGCCACCAATCTAAAAACTTCAAATAATTGCCACTAGCATATGCCTGCGTTTCATCATCAGTGTAGTGCTCCAAAATATAGTATGGTGGGCTAGAAAAAGCAACATTTACTTTTCCAATCATTTCGTTGGCACAATAATTTTCCGATCCAATACAATAAAGCTCTGCCTCTTTGTTTAGAAACGGTACATTTTTATTAAGGAACGCAAAAATCTTTTGATTACTTTCATATGACTTGTCCCAAACATCCACTCCCACATATTTGATGTGGTATGGAAGCGACAATGCTGCAGTCAATCTTTGTCCAAAACCCATTGAGTAGTCGTAAATTATGCTGTTTTCTTTTGTGTATTTGGAATAAATGTATTTAGCAACAACAGTATTAAATGTGCTAGCCTTGAAAGCTATTTTTGAGTTTGCTAGCCCCTGTCGTAGCATATTTCCAGTCATACCATAGTTATATCCCAATCTATTTTTGATGGTGTGTAGTAGAAGTTTATCGCTCTCAAAAGCTTCTAATAGGCTCGGCCAAGAAGTATCAATACCAGATTTTACTTCGAAAAAATGTGGTGAAAAATGTCGAGTTATTCTGGAGCCAGACTGGTTATCTGTACGCAATATATGATCTTTCTCTATCGTATCAACATTCGTATTTTTAAGTGCAGCAAATTGTCGTATCAATTCCACGTCTTCCAGTATTGGATATGGAAATCCATGCTGCCTATAAAAAGATAGCAAAAACTGTGCGACATCTTCTTTTTGCTCGGCGCTCATAATTTTAATGTTATCACTAGTTAGTATTGTGTCATTGTATGTTGGTATAAATGTTGTTCCATAATTGTTTATATTGCATATTTTACCAGTTTTACGATCGCATTTGTCTTTTTGCACGCGTAACAGCTCTTGAAATGTGTTGTATTTTCTGTTCATATAAATAGTGCAGCCATCATATAAATAGTTATAGCACTTTACAACATTATCTAGGCTTGTTAGTTGAACGCTTCCAGATAATTCGTTCTCTTTATTTAGACATAATTTGCCACATTTAATTCCATTTGACTCTAAAATCGGAATTAGTTCTCTAATGAAAATAGCATTAGAACTAAAGTCAATTACTGGCTTATTTACATTAGCAATACTAATACACCCATCGCCATCAAAATATCCACGAATAAAATGACGAAGCAATTCTGCTGACAAAAATGTTGGCACACGAATATCAAATGCTTTATTCGGCGTACACCCCAATTTAACTAAATCGTGATGTATTTGTTTACTATATATTGGCGCGTTTACATAATATCTAACAGATCCGTCTTGCAATGTAGCTTCCGTTTGATAGGTTTTAGCAAATCCATATATTGCTCTAGAAAACTTCTCAACAATATCGCTATCTTCTTTTTGTAGGCATAATCTTACGTCATGGCGTGTATTAGACAAATTACCATCAGCATATAATAGCCCTAAAAAATAGGCCTTTTCTTCGGTATCAATGGCATGAAAATAATTTTGATCGATCTTGTATTTTCGCTTATTATCTTCATTTGGCCGTATAGTAATATTATTGCGCCTGAGTATCCTTACAACGGTAGTATCGCAAATGTCAAGTTCACACGCTATAAGTGTAGATGATTTGCCAGCAATATATTGTTCAATCAAGTATTTGACATCTTCATCATTAACCTTTTCTAATTGATTGCGATCAATGCCTTTTTTACGTAAGATGCGCGTAACACTGTTATTAAAAATGCCAAACTTTTCTCCAATAATTTTTGGCGGCACGCCTTGTTGATATAGCGCGATAATTTCTGAAATCTGCTCATTTGCTAGTTTTTTCATGGTACGGCTCCTTTGCTGTCACAACGTATATAACGAATATTTTGAATTATGCAACGAAGAACCGTAAAAAATAACACACGAACCGTAAAAAATACCACTATAACGACAATTTAAACTGACGAACCGTAAATCGAATATAAAAAATTGGGCCCGAGTAACCTAATACCCGGGCCCAATATAAGCTAAAACACTTACTTATAGGCTAATTATGCGCCAATAACGACTGATTTGCGGCCACAAGCACAACCACGTGGGTTTACGATCGCTAGGCCTATGATTTCGCTAACGACCCATCCGAGTTTGAGCTGCTTTGGTTCATCCGCTGGCAAAACCTCGATGTCTTGACGTATAGGCATTACTCCAACAAACTCAGGGTCTGCTACGCCATAGATGCTACCTGGTGGAACGATCTTTGAGACCATAATGTCTGTGCCCCAGATGTGAGCATAAAGCCCAGTCTGTAGAACTTCACGCATTGTGACTGGATCGAAATCGCCGCCACCTACGCCTTGTCCGCCGCCTGCTCCCCACTTCAAGATATCAGTGAATTCATTGATATTCATGAAATACTTTGTGGTGACAAGGTCCCAACGGTCGATTTGCTGCTTGATCTCAACCAAGTCCCTCTTGAGTAGACCTGAGTCTGCGATATCGGTCAACGTGTTTTCAACGTTTGATGCCGCATCGAGTGCCGCAAAGATGTTTGCATCTTCTTGGGCCATAATCTCTTGACGAGCCTTCTGCACCGCTCTGTCAATAACGTTAAATCTGCGTCGCTTGACTTCTGCGATACGGACTGTTGGGTTCGCGAAAACCTCAAATTCTGGAACAACAATTCTGTCACCAAACACACGAGACTCTGGGCCTGTGCCGTTTGAGGAGATTACAACTGCGGTAACATCGATATCTCTATCGTAAGTTGGAATGGCACCCTGTGGTAATGGATCAACTACTAATGCACGTCTCGCAATTCCATGATAATCTAAATTCCTTCTGATCGGATTTGCCATTGCTTGTGCTAACGCGATCTTACCGTCCTGAGTTTGTATAGCTCTCGCTATCAACTCGTCCCTGGCTTCGTCACTCATAGAAGGCTGTCCCGCAAGTCCTTGATTTGCTGGAACATTATTCTCAAGGATCGAAGCATATTTTACTAATTGCTGTAAAGCTTCTGAGAATGAGCCGGCATTAAGCTGGCCTTGTCCGTTAAAGAAATTCATATTTTCTCCTGTTATTTGGAATTGTTTGCCGGCAAAATACCAGCGTGATACATCGAAGTATCTTCATTCATATGAAATTATTATAATAAACTCAAATAAAAATGTTCGTAAAGTGTTATATACAATATGATAGTGCGAGCTGCTAACACAAAAGAGATTATTATGGCTAAAAAAATTAATTTACTTGGACAAAAATTTGAAAAACTAACACCAATATTTTATGATAGCGGATATTGGAATTGCATATGTGATTGTGGAAATAAAACTATTGTATCAACTACACATCTTATATCTGGAAATACTAAATCATGTGGTTGTCTAAAAGTAAACGCATCAAAAAATAATGTAAAATATGCAATTAAAGCCAATAGAAAATATAAGCCGCATATTGCTTCGGCACGAAGATTGTGGAAAAGCTATTGTTATCAAGATAAATTGTGTACATTAACATTTGATGAATGGTTTAATATTAGCCAGCAAAATTGTTTTTATTGCGGAAATAGACCATCAAATATATATAACTATTTTTTAACAAAAAATATATCATCACAATATGCAAAAGACAATGGTAGTTTTACATACAACGGATTAGATAGAATTGATAATTTATTACCACATATTTCTAATAATGTAGTTGCATGTTGCCTTATTTGTAATTGTGCAAAATGTGATTACTCATTAAATGATTTTTATAAGTATATTAATACATTAAAAAATATTGATTTTATTAAACCACAAGTCCTACTAAAATTACCAGAAACATATATACTTCATTCATTAAAAATGGCTTATAGACATTATGTAGTAAATTATAAAACTATGGAAATAGATCTTCAAACATTTTATACTTATTCTCAATTACCATGTACATATTGTGGGGCCCAAAATACTAATTGTTGTAATCCATATTTGAATGATAAAAAAGCTTCACAAATAGCAAAAGAAAACTCTAATTTCTATTATAATGGCATTGATAGAATTGATCCGTCTAAAACACACGCAATTGATAATATTGTTCCTTGCTGTATACGCTGTAATTTTGCTAAAAATAATCTTACTCTCGAACAATTTCACGATTGGATCAAACGAATTCAAGAATATCAAAAAGAAAAGGCACAGAAATTAATCTGTGCCTAATCGTATTATCTATTATTACCTATCTGTTTATTTCAAGTCAGATTAGATTCTTGGGGAGAACCAGATTGTCGCGTAAAGTAATGAACGTGGGCTAACTGACGACATATTACCACTTGGGCTGTTTAGAGCTGCAACTAGATAATTTGGTGTGTTAACAAGCGAACCATTAGTATTGAAATCAACAAGATGGCCAACTTGTGGACTTGCGTCAGCAGGAGTTCCAACTGGGCAAGCAACTGGAGTCAAAAGACCAGCTATGGTCATTGTGAGTGCGTCACCACCAGTTAAGGCAGCATTTACTGGGCTAAGGCCCGTGCTTGATGTAGCATTTGCGCTATCAACTGCATCGAGCGAAACCAAATATAGACCTGGCATACCCCAGCAGGTAATCTTACCAGAACCTGCAGCAGTGCTTGGTCCAAGTAGAGTTGATGGAACTTGACCGTAACCGTAAGTTGTCTGACCAACGGTCTGACCTACGACTGAACCAAGAAGAGTCCCGTAACCCCAAATACCGTCATCTGCGAGGAAGAGTGGTCCGCCTATTGCGCTTGAAGAACTGAAGGTCTTGGTTACGACTGGGCGCTTGAATCCGCCAGCGGTATCAACATAGCCGTCAAAAACGTCATAGGCGCCTTTGTCGGTAGCTGCTGTATTAACAACATATCCGAGTGTGCAAACTTCGCCACCCTTGAATGATGCGAGTTCAGCATCGGCTGCATCGAATTGACCCATGGGCATAATTGCTTGTAGTGGTTTTAACATTGTAGTTTCCTTTTTTGGAATATTTGCGTATGAAACGCGGCTTACACCTAATCTTGCAATACATTAATATAACATTATTACCATATTTGTAAATAAAAATGGCACAAATTTTTATTTGTGCCATTTTGTTATCTATATTTTACCTTTTTAGGTCATATTACTTTATTGAGTTGGATTAAACCATACAGTTGCGTAAAGCAGTGATCTTGCAGTTACTGACGACATGTTACCACTTGGGCTGTTTAGAGCGGCGACAAGGTAATTTGGTGTATTTACAAGTGAGCCGTTTGTATTGAAGTCAACGAGGTGACCAACCTGTGGGCTACCATAAGCATAAGTTGAGCCGGCAACTTTCTTTCCAACTGGAGTTAATTGACCAGAAGTCGTGAAGGTAAGAGCATCGCCACCTGTTAGTGCGGCGTTGATTGGGCTAAGACCTGTGCTCGCTGTTGCGTTAGTGCTATCAACTGCATCAAGAGAAATTAGATATAGACCTGGCATACCCCAGCAAGTGATCTTGCCAGAGCCGGTAGCTGTACTTGGTCCAAGTAGAGTTGAAGGAACTTGGCCGTAACCATAAGTGGTTTGGCCGACAGTTTGCCCAACAACAGAGCCTAATAGAGTTCCATAACCCCAAATACCATCATCGGCCAAGAACATTGGACCAGATGGAGATAGAGATACGGCGGAACTAAAGGTCTTAGTTACAACTGGACGAACCTGTGTGGTACTCGCAAGGACATATCCGTCAAATGCGTCATAAGCTGCCTTATCGGTAGCTACTGTATTGGCGACATACATAAGTGAGCAGACTTCTCCACCTACGAATGAGGCGACTTCTGTGTCATGGCCGTCAAACTGGCCCATTGGCATAATTGCTTGTAGTGGTTTTAACATAATGATTTCCTTTTTGGAAAATGCGTATAAACGCGATTTCTTACACCTAATCTTACAATGACTTTATACTTAATTATTACTAGATTTTGATAAAATGTTATTATTTCTTACCAGCTAACATATCTTCAATCATTTTTCTTAATTGTTCTGGGTGTTTTGTTATAGATTCCATCATTCTATCTATATCTGGAGAAACGCTTGGGGTTTCAGTTGTCGTCGGGGCTTCAGCTGTTGGAGTGCCGCTTAATAGAGATGGCTGTTCTAATCTTGCTTGATAATCTTGAACAATTGAATCTGTTGGGAATTGATTGTGAAATTCAACAATATCTTTTGCGAGTGTTGTTAATACGCCTTTAAGATCATTGAATTTTGTTCCAATCAATCCATAGCCACCATGAAGACCAATATCATCAAGTAATCCAGTAATCATTCCTTTATGTTGAACAATACGCTGCTCAATACCTGGCTTGCTTAAAGTTTCAGTTGCTTTAGTGATAGCCGGAGTTATATTATCAACCACTTTCTTAAACTCAGTCATGGCTTGAACTTCTGCCGCAGTATCTGATGATTTAGTTTTTGCAATTGCATCTTTGAGTTCTAATCTATCTAATGGAATGTCTCTTCGTTCTAAAATAGGCTGAACTTTCAAGGCTGCCGCCCGTAATGTGTCTAATTTGTTTTTTAGCATTTGCATATATTTTATAAACGCTGGAGAATATGTATATCCAACACCTATTGTTTCACTTTCATTTAATATTGCATCAATATTTTCAATAGCGATACCCATATCTTGAATTAGCCCTTGACTTCTTAATGCAAGATGTTCTTTGGCATAAATAAGCCCAATAACTGCGCCAATACCAAGAACTGCCGGCCAAAATGCCTTTTTTTCTATTGGACTGCCAGATAATTGAAGAAGACAAACATCTGCCAGATCAAGTAATTCTGCATTGCCCTGTCTATCAAGTTCATTAGCTAATGAAACGAGCGAATAAACAAAATCTTGTTTTGCATATCTGCGCTGTGTAGAAAGGCCATCTGGGATCTTATTTACAATGCGCATACGAATAGCCTGGCCCTCTATTTCGTTTTCAACAAGACCATTTAACTTATCATATGATGGACACAGAACTTGTGATTCTGGATGTGCGTCTTCCATAATATTCTTCTTATATTCCATATCTTTTGGAAGACTTGGCTTTGTATCATAAAGCTTATTAATTTGCTCAATAGATAGCGAGTCCATTCTTGGATTTGTTTCCTTAAATGAAGTTTCGGTATGCTCAGCATGATCTGCCTGCGCAATCTTGGTCTTTTTTGCGTTTTCTTGAAGTATTTTTACATAGTTTCTGAATATTTCGTTCATGTTATTATTCCCATTTATGCACAAATAATTTATGCTGAGTTTCTTGCAACATCATCAATGAAGTTATCAACCATACGCTTTTTTGATGAAAAAAGTGCTGGTATAAAAACTTCTGCACTTCCAGCATTGTTCGTATTATACCAAACAATTGCATGTTTAACGGCCTTAAATCCTGCAGAATTTCTAATGATAGATTCTTTACCATCTAATCCATCATAAACGTCTTTAGCAAATTGAACAATCATATTATCAATATTCTCTGGAGTATTGGTAATATGAATTGATTTTGGAAGAGGCTGCTCACCACCTTTTGGATGGAATTTTGTTTGTGTTGGAGTTGGAGCCGGAGCATCTTGTTCTTCTGATGAAGAAGATGACGTGCTAGACGGCATCAATGAAGATCCGCTTAAAAAATGATCAATAATATCGCCAACAACCATAAATCCGGCAGACCATAAAATAACTGAAATCATAAGCCCAAATAGTTTGCCAAGAAGGCTTACAACAAGCCCCGCGCCAACAACTGCTGCCGTTTTCTGAAGATATTCAACAGGATCAATTTGTTCATTGGTCAATCTTAATGTCTGATGTTCTAAATCAATGGCAGCGAGCTTAAGTATTCTTACGCCTCGCGACATTTCTGCAAATGTAGCTTCTGGCTGGGCATCCATGGTTGAAGAATATTGTGCTGCTGCTTGTGCCGCTGCCGCACTAACCTGACTTGAAGAAACTTTAGAACCGCCGCTAATCATAGACTTAACCGACTCACATAATGGTGTTAATAACTTTGCAACGTCTATATGTAATGCACGAACAAGAATAGCAATAAATATGCCAAGACCGGTTGCCCCAAATGATCCAAATGCAGTAATCAGAATACCTGGCACCAAAAGATTAATAACGCTTCCAGTTTTATCATTTGGATTAATATGACCCTTAAAATAATCTTTCATATGATTAAGGAAATCATTCGCAACGCCTGCTTGTTTATAAAATCTTTCCGTGTCTTCATCAAAAAGAGATTTTATAAGTAGTATATCTGATAAGGCATTAATGTTTGACATAATATTATCTCACAGGTTTCGATCTTTGATAAAGTTCAGCTCTAATTGCTGGTTCTAGATTATCAATAGTAATCAAATTATCTTTACCAGCAAGAATATTATGTTTTAATACTTCCACATCACTCACTTTGCCTTGTAAATATGCTTCACAATCTGCATATAAAGTTACAGCAGACTGAACAAGCTCTCGTAATTGTTGCAAAAATACATATGGTTCATTTGTAAGCGCAAGAATATCATTGGCGCTACCAAAATTAACAATATCTATTGGTTGTTTCATATAATGCTTAACAACTTGAATCTTATCATGTATTCCATTTGCCATATTAGTGACTTCAGGATTTTGTGCAAAAGCTGCAAAATCAGTAGCAAACTTTTCAATATGATGAAAATTAACATTCCTTCCATTGAAAATTTCATATCTTGATAAGTCTTCTGCAGTTGCTCTATCAGTAGCTGTCTGAGTGCCTACTGGCGCTGTTGTTTGTGATGTTTGATATGATGCAATAAGTCTTTTAATGAGGCGTATAAGATTTTGCTTATTAATATCAACAGAGCTTTGTGGTTCTGCGCCAAGCTTCAATAACTTTTTTAGCAAATCTGTATCATCATGTATAAAAGACATAGTTATTTAGCTCCAAGTTGAGATGCAATATTTTCTAATACAGCAATTTCTGTCATATTTTGCGGCAAAACGGCTTGATTTTTTACAAACCAGTTATGAAACGCTTCTTTATCGACAAAATCTGTTACCTGAATTATAAGATTGTTACCAAGACTCCATCCAGCCGGATAATGCATTTTTAGATCTGATAGTTCTTGTGGAGATAAATCTCGTGCCTGTGTTGGAGCATTTGCAGTTTCTTGTGGAGCTACTTTATACAAATTCTGTTCAGCAACTTTATTATACAGATTATGAAGTTTTTTAAGAGCTTCTGTAATTTTTGGAGCAGTTTCTACTTTTTGTTGTTCAGTAAATGAATCATCAGATGGGACTAACTGTCTAAACTCTGCAAGATCACTATCTGTATATTGTATTTTATTTTGTTTTACCTTTGCAAGCTCAAGCAAATTGGCGGCATAATTATAGAGACTATTTAATGACGCATTAGTTTTTGGTCCCCAAATACCATCTGGTGCCGGATGTCCTTCATGTCCAATGTTTCTCATTGCTGCCATAATTTCGGCAAACTTCGTTGGTAATTGCTGTTCAGTAGCATTTGGATCTGCTTTTCCAACAATATATTTGATAAACTCTGGGCCAACAAGTGGCGTTCCATTTGTTTTGGCTGTTTCGTTGATTATTTCAATCATCTCTAATTGCATCGACTCAATAGCTTTATTTGCCGGAGCAATATATGTGCCTGATTTGTTATCTACTGAAGGCGCCTTGGCTGCTGATGGTGCGGTAGGCCCTATCAGTGGTTGAGCAGGAGTTGCTTTGTCTTGCTGTGGCGGTGTATCGTGCTGAACTTCACTTAATAAAGTTTGCGGGATAGGAGGTTTTTCAAGTGCTATTTTTTTCATTTATAGTCTCGCTTTTGTTAGCAACATAAGATCGTTTTTTACGCTCTTTAATCTATTTACATATTGTGGCGCAAGCTGTGGTCTATTTTCTACCTGCACGCCACTAAAATCTGTCTGTTGCTCTTTAACATACGCGTCCATATTATCTAACCATTTAATTAGTTCTGTTTTATCTTTACGATCAGTGTGCTCAATTAGATTTTTATATTTAGAAATAAAGTTTAATGTATTTTGGTAATCTGTTATTAATGTTGTTCCGCCACTTTGCTTTTTTAATTCTTGCTGAATTGCGCTATTGGCGTCATCAACAAATTTTGCAATTGCACTATGATGTTTATTAGAAATTACAACATAATTATTACTCAAAACTGATAGGTCTTGATAATTAACAAGTGGAGACCATCTAAAACTGAATGTTTTTTGATCCATTCTGCTATCTGCAAAGCGCCATAATTCACTGGCCCATCTACCAGATTCTATTAATGCATCATCTAGTGCTTTTAATTTTAATACAGATTCATTGGAATGTTCTTTTTGTATTAGCTCAATTGCTGAATAATTTTCCATTACTTTGGCAAATTCTTTCTTGAAATTATCCAAATATAAACTTCCTTGCTCTCCCAACGGATCATTATAAACTGATGCTGTTCTAAAATATTCACCTTTTTCAGTAAGTTTATCGCCGGCATCTTTTATTTGATCTGGCCTCAAATAATGTTTAAACAGCTCTTCTCCTGCCCAAGTGCCAAGATCATATCCAAGCCAAATCTCTCCAACTAATGGAATTAGTTTTCCAAATAATCTCCATCCAATAAGTTTGGCAGCAGCCTCTTCTCCTAATCCGGCTGCGGCCCTTTCGGCGGCAGCTTTTGCTGCAGCTTTTGCGGCTGCTTTTCCTGCCAATTCTGTAGCAGCTTCTGGCAATGCCAATTCTGCTGTAAATACTGGGGCTTTAACTGCTTCAATGCCAAATAACTTTCCTATTTGTATAAGTGCGTCTTTCTTGATAATCTGAAATGACTCAACCCCAAGCTTTCTAAAAATCCAGTCTAATGATGCTTTCGCTAATTTTTCAGTTGTACCTTTTTCTACTTGTTTTTTAATAACCTCTACTCCTGATTTTTCAAGCATAGATGTTAGGCGCGTTCCAAGTCTTTTATAAACCATTCTCAATAAACCTAGTGCAGTTACTGCTCCAACCATTTCTGCAGTAATCTTGCCAACAGAAGATTCCTGTGTAGCTGGTGCCGGAGTTGGAGCATTCAAGAAGTCACTTTCAGCATCGGCTAATGCTGTCTTACCGCTTAGTGCTAAAGGGCGGGCACCTATAGCTACCTTTACAGCTTCAAGAATCTCTTTTGATGAGAGTTTTCCTTTTGGAGTTTTATCAACAACTTCAAGTATTTTATCGTGCTTATCAATTAAATCTTCAACAGTCGCCTCATCGGAGTCAATATTTTCCATCTTATGACTTCCCTTTGGGTGGGCTGCGCCAAGTAAATCTTCACCTGTCTCTTTAGAAACATCATAGATAGTTTGTGCTTGTTTATATGCCAAAAACTTCTCTTCAAGCTCTTCTGCGTCCTTAACAAATCCTTGAGACCTAAGACCAGCACATAACTTCAGAACATTTTGCATCAAATTATCTGTTGGCGCAAGATCAACTGGTTTTTGTGCTTCTGCTTCCTTTTTCATAGCAGGCTGCGGCTTAATAAGGCCCTTTTCCAAGGCTAATTTCTCAAGAGAGCGCATGACGGGCGAATCGTCGAATTTGGTGTGTTTATAAGTCATATGGCATCCTTTTAATGAATATTCCTCCCTATATACAGGAATATTATATCATAGATTGTCTTTATTCTCTAATTTAGTTTTCTTCTGCTGCAATTCTAAAAATCCAGTTCGTTTTAGACGATCACCATGCTTATAGCAATATCTAATATTATTTACAATCAAATAACTGACTATACCACTAACATTACATCCAGGCGCATTACATTTTAATTCACCAGACATTATCATATTTTGATGACGCTTCTCCCATGATTTTTTGATGCTTTCCGATTTTCTTTTCTTTGTTTCTTCAGTGTCTTTAAGTCCTATATGCGCTTTCGACATATGCTGTCTAATTTCTTCTGTATATTCTATCGGATGATCTTGACGAGTTAAACTCATTTGTTTTAGTTGTTCTTCATTTCGTTTTTTACCAAGTGATGGGTGGCCTTGTGTTTCAATTTGTTTGATCGTTGCGTCAGATCGTTTTTTATTTATAGCATCCTTTTCTTCTTGAGTAAGTGACGATCTCCATTTTTCTAATGCTTGTTTCCATTCATCAGATTTTTGAGCTACCATGCCGCCGAGCGAGATATTGTATCCTTTGCCATTTTTTACCAAACTATCATATTGCTTAATAAGCTCTTCTTCCATACAATTTGCATCATCTTGCGATTTACAAGACGCAATGACTTCAAACTCAAAATTGTGTGCCCCATATTTATTGATAGCAAAATGTATAGGATATTTTGGATTAGCAGCGTCTCTACGATGTTGATACCAACGTTTTTCTGGCTGTACAGTCTGTCCTATATAGATTTTTCCATTAATTAGGTTAATAATTTTGTAAAGCGACCATATTTTTTGTGTTGTGTCTTGTGACATTTTGCTTCTCCAACACACTATATAACACGAGTTTAGCTTATTTTTACATGTTTTCTGAAATTAATACCACATAACTTCCAACATGCTATGTAGGCTAGACGGAGGTGCTGTTACAGTTCCAACAGCAGGATGTATGTTACTTGGGCGTCTTGTTGTTAGAAGTCCAACTTCACTTACATACACATTCGCGCGAACTGGATAAATCTGATTGGTTTCATATTGATCTGTCTGGAAAAACATACGCTCAAACCATACTGTCATACGACCAGAGCCTTGTGTGCTATCATCGCCGGGGATGTTTGCAACTGCATATGTATAATTTACGAAAGCTCTAATGCCATTTGGTGTATTTTGTCCTGTAAGATCGATATTAAGAGGCGTCCCTGCTGGGAATGTAATAACGCCATTGACTGGATTAAGTGCTACAGTGACTGTTGATGCAAAGCTTGAAGGAATAATATTTGGTCTGACAAGTTCTGCCTTAACATCATATGGAGTAATCCAAACGCCATTATACATTTGAGGAGTTGGAACACTAACCGCAACACATTCATTCCATATAATATTTGTAAATGCTTTTGTCCTAATATCGTCAATAATACCAATTGGAGCAGTTCCATTACTTACGGTAGCCATAACTTGGTTACCAATAACGGCAAGCTCAGCACATTGGCCGGGCTGAAATTCCGCACTCGGATCGCGTATGAAACTTACCGGCAATGTGTTGCCCACCTGCACTAATCTAAGAATCGTAGTCCATTGTCGTATCTCCAACGCCTCATAATTTATTTTTGTACAATGCGTAGCAAAAATTAGTATCTCATTGTTATATATCATTTTATGGAGTGAAATTATGTTTTCAGAGCAAAAAATGCAAGAAATGATTGACTTATACAATACTGGAAAAACTCAAAAAGAAATTGCTATACTAATTGGTTGTACACAAACTGGTGTAAGTGCGGTTTTACGACGCAAAAATATTACAACAAGAGTTGGTAAAAAAATTGTTTATACAGACATAAATATTCAGTTTTTTCAAGAGATCAATAGCGAGAATAGCGCATATTTTCTTGGATTGTTGTATGCTGATGGTAATGTACAAACTAATAATAATAACTATTGTATGACGCTTAAACTAAAATCTAATGATCAATATATTATAGAAAACTTTCGAGATATTATGTCTCCGTCATCTCCAATAAAAATAACACGAAATAAAAAATCTAGTAATACATATTCTTATTTTAGAATTAATCAAAAAGAGATATGTGAACAACTCGTTTCACATGGATGCGTTCCAAATAAATCGCTAATTTTAGAGTTCCCCATAACTGTTCCCAAAGAGTTTATCAGACATTTTCTTAGAGGATATAGTGATGGTGATGGAACAATTTATAAAAACCAGTTTAAGAAAAAAAAGACGATTAATACAATATGGAAAATCGTATCTACTAAACAATTTTGTAATGAGACTTCAAAACTATTAAAAGATGAACTTAATATTACCTGTTCTAAATCATTATGCAAACCAAAAACAAATCAAATAACAACCTCTTTATCTGTTGGCGGGAACTTACAAGTTCGTCAAGTTCTTGATTGGCTATACAAAGACGCAACCATTTATCTCCCACGAAAATACGAAAAATATCAAGAGTTCATAGAATATCAGAAACAAAAAAGCCAAGCAACCGAATAGGATGGGCAGCTTGGCTCTCTAATTAATTATTGACTATTATTTATTCGTTCTCAAAACCTTCTGCGTCATCAAATACAAATAATTCATCATCGGCCAACTCTAAATCATCGGCATGCATATTACATGGTGTGCCAAACTCTTTTAGATTTTTAATTTGTTGTTTTGTATTTGGAGCTTTGCTAACTTGTTTCTTTGTGGCATCATTTTGATCTTCTGCAATTTTCTGCATTAATTGTAGAACTGCATCAGCCTGCTTCGTCATTCCGGCTCTCTCAAAAATCTCCAATGCGGCATGCAGGCATTCTCCTGCTTTTACTAAATTCGGTTGCTCATCGAAAGCTAGCTTGGTTAGTCCGCGCTGCATCCCAATTATTAAATCATTCTCGTAATTTTCATACTTCATTTTAGCTCCCGCCCTTATTGTGATGACCTTCTGGTGGTGGCTGCCATGGGCCTACCGAATGTTTTCGTCCATGATGATGCGGCTTTTGTGTCGGATGCTGTTGCGGTTTTTTGGGAGCCGGTATTTGTGTCGTATTTGGAGTAATTGGTTGTATTGGAGGTGCAGTATTTGCCGCATCTTCATCATCATCTTCATTTACTTCTTCGTCTTGTGCTAAACTTAGTATAATCTCTGTTACTTCATCGGCTTTATCATACATCCCAGCTTTATCAAAAATTGATGCAGCTTCGTTTAATAGGTCGGCAGCTTTTGCTAGCTTATTGATACCATAATTATTTGCTTCTTCCTGATTTTTAACCAGGATTTTTTGCATGGAGCTAAATAGATCTTCTTCGCAACTGCCGACCTTAAACATGTGATAATCCTTTATTTCTTTGAGGACGATGATTTGCTGGCCTTTTCTTTTGCAGCCTTTTCTTTTTCCTTAGCTTTTTCCTTGGCTAACTTATCTTTTGCTGCCTGTGCATCTTTTGCGGCCTTTTCCTTAGCCTTTTCCTTTGCGGCCTTTTCCTTTTCTTTTGCGGCCTTATCTTTTGCGGCATTAGAATCAGTCTTTGAGGACTTTGAGGAGTCGCTCTTTGAGGACTTGGACTTTGGAGCTTTCTTTACTTCTTTTTTCTTTGCATCAACAACAAAAGAGGCAACCTTTAGAATAACGGTTGAGCCATTATCGAATCCAAGAGAGTCCATAGCAGCAGATGCCGTTAAAAGACTATCAATTGCGATATCAAATGCTGATGAAACTTTTGTTCCTTCGCTTACGGCATCATTATCATCTTCTGCCATTGAACAATCGCTTGAACCATCGGTTGATTCCTTCTTTTTCTTTGCATCATTATCATCGACCATTGAGCAATCGCTTGCGCCATCTGATGTTGCTTTTGCATCATTATCATCGGCACATGTGCAATCTTTCTTGGCACAACTGCACTTTGGGCACTTTGCATCATTCTCGTCTTCTGCGAACTTATATTGGGTTCCAAAAATGGCCTTATGTTCTGCACTCTTTAGAATTTCGTCCATTGTGTTGGCGACAAAATCTGCTACGCTGTCTGTTTTCATAATTATAGTCCTTGTGGTGATTATTGAAGTTGATTATATGGCAGAAATCCTCCAGAGCACTGTCTGGAGGATTTCAAGCCATTAAGTTATTTTAGAACAAACCCTTTTTGGTTCCGAAGGCAGATGATAGTTTTGAGAACTCATCACTCTCGACTGCTGCCGTTACCGTCATTTCACTGTCGCTTCTGTATCCAACTTGTGGAATACGATTTGCTTCTTTGCGCATGATTGGTTCATGATTTGCAATGATTCTCTTGAGAGACTCAAAGTTTTCATCACTAAACTTCATGATTTCATCAACCTGTGTCGAGATAGTGTTTCTATCACTCTTGCACATACCACGGTCTGCCATATCATAGGCGGTCTCATAGGCGCGGGCTAGCTTAACCTTAAACTTATTGAGTTCCTCTGCCATAGCGGCCTTAACATGTTCCTTGACAAGTTCACTGGCGAATTCGCTTCCGCCTTCAACTTCACCGTAATATTTCTTCCAGTAAGAAACTGCTTCCTTATCAAGACCCTGAGCAATTAGATCATCAAAGTCTGCTGGATCAACTTTACCTTCCTTGATGAGCTGATTAAGAGCAGCTGCATCTTTTCTAACACTTGGTGGAGCCTTTGCAAGATCCATCATAGCATCATTAACTTCTGGAAGCGTTTCAACATAGCCAAGATTATCAGATGGCTTTACATCAAGCTTGGTCTGTCCGTTTGTGAGTTTATCAGCCTGATCAAGCATATCGCTAAACTTCTGACTTGACATGTCATGAATCTCTCCGTCTTCCTCTTTGCCTGTTGCATCAGCAGCAAGCTTTGCTCTAAGAGCCTGACGTCCAAGTCTTGAATCGTAAGATGCAACAGTTATCTTTGCATTTGGATCCTTTTGTAGCTTATCTAATCCTGCAGGATCAACCTGTAGATCATTGGCGTCATCAGCTAAAAGCTCACTTGAAAGTAGCTCTTCGAGTAGTGGATCGCCTATATCTTTATCTTTTGCTTCACCGTCGTCTGCTAATAGACCGGCAAGTTCATCAATATCTGCGTTATTCTGATCGAGTAGATCTGCGAGGTTGGTATCATCATCGTTCATTTCGGGTTCTCCTTCGGCCGCAAGTGATTGAAGTCCTGCTTCAACTTCTGCACGCTTGATAATGGCCTTGGTACCGCGAGCATATTTAACAAAAGCAGTCATAAGCTTAAATCCGTCTGCCATAGCAGTCTTTGCTTCATTAATTGAATCTTGAATGAGCGAGTCTGTAAGGTCTGAGTTGCTATCATTGATAGAACCTTCATCATACATTCCGGCAATCATTTCTAATTCTTTACGACTATTGTCAATCTCTGCAAGAGATTCCTTCATGGCTTGAGTTAGCGCACCATTAAGTTCCTTTCTCAAGGAATATAGGGTATTTGCACTAAACTTATCAGACGCACTCTTTGCAGACATGCCTTCTGGAGCCGAGGTGCCCTCTGGCCCTTCTTCGCCCATCTCTGCCTTTTCGCCAGTTAGTGCGCGAATAGCTTCGAGTAAATCTGATGCCATGGAAACCATGTCTTCTGCCATCTTAAGAGCAGTCTGCTTTGGATCGCCAGTCTTTCCTGTATCTGGAACTGGAGGCCCAGCTTCTGGAGGAGGAGCGCCCATATCTGGACCGCCTGGAGGAGGAGCGCCCATATCTGGACCGACTGGAGGAGGAGCATCACCGCCTGGAGGAGGCATTGGCTGTGCTTTCTTAATTAGCTTGGAAACGGCATCTACACCATTAGCCTTAATCTTTTCGATTAGCTGAATACCAAAAGGCTTGGTGGCAATGCTGTCATAAAGAACATCATTAACATTACCGCTGCATAGATCGGAAACGGATGCAGTTAGAATAAGCTTGTCGCCAAGATAAACGTTCCATGCGCTAGCTGCCTTATTAAGGCTACCATCACTATTTGCTACCTTGCTAAAACGTGCCTTTAGAGAAGCGCGAGCGAGCATTTCCTTACGTTTTAGTTCATCCTTGATATCAGCAGATGCTGGTGATGGATGCAAACCATCGACTGCGCCAACACCCGGGAATGGGGGCTGCCCAACCATTTGTTTATCTTCGTCTTCACGAAGCTGCTCATTGAGTTTATCCTTGGGATACTTTGGTTTGCCTGGGGTTGGCTCATTAACGCCACCGCCACCATTCCAGTAGCCTAATGCTTCCTTGGCAGTTTGCACAATTGCTTCACGCTTTATTTGACGGTCTTCTAACTCCGCACGAGCGAGCATCTTTTTGCGCTGCAATTCATCAGACGGATCGACTGATGCGGGAGATGGATGCATACCATCAACAGATCCTACCTCTGGGAAAGGAGGTTGGCCTGTCATGTGTTTATCTTCCTTCTCACGAAGTTGTTCGTTAAGCCCATCCTTTGGGTACTTAACTTGACCTGGGGTTGGTTCGTTTACGCCACCGGCGCCCTGATAGTAACCTTCTTTTTTGATTTCTGTTCCAGACATATTTTCCTCTTGTGTTTTAATAGAAAGATTTTGTGATAACTTATCCAAACTTATTTTCATTTGAGTTAGTTTTGATTCAATTTCTGATGCGACCTTATAAAAGTCAGATACGGACTCTTCACGTATATTGTCAGCAGATGCAAGCCTTGCGGGTGGCGGTTGAAGGGCCGGATTTTCACTAACTGGCACGTCTTCATCCTGGGCAATCGAACCCGACGATTGATTAGATGCAGAACTATTAGTATTTTCTGTAATATTTTCGTTCAATTCATCTAAATCTTTAAGTGCCCTATCAATTTCTTGCTTAAAAGCCTCAATATCGCTGCCATGCACATCAACAGACTGTTGCTGTCTAACCGTGCTTCCCGGTTCGCCATTACTCTTTATAATAGTTGCCGAATATTCTGCTAATTTCTTTAATTCATTAGCCCTATTCTCTAAATAGGTATTCATAGTATTGGCTGCGGCAATAATTTGTTTAATATGTGCTTTTGGATCTGCTCCAGTTACTACAATAGATAACTCAATAGGATTTAGATCAATATTAATTTCACCATAGCATGTTTTGTCCTTCATATGCTTGCAAAAGTCGGACTCTATGCGAGCGACTCTGCCACAATCTGAACAAATGGCTCTGCCAACTGCTGTTCCCATTGAAACTGCAGTTTGCATCTTGGTTGAAATCTTTCGTGCAAGCTCTGGATAGTTGGCCTTATCTAATGCGCATAATGCAACGACTCTCTTTAGATTACGGTCGTAATATGTATCAACAATAAATCCTCTCGTATGATCTACGGAGCTTGATTTGTGATCAACGCAGAGCGGTTTGTGTTGCCACTTTTTATATGCTTTTTTTAGCTCTGCTTCTGGAAAAATATCGCCATTTGAGTTCTTATATGGCTTAATATTCGGATCGTTTGTTACCCATTTCCAGGTATCATTGCTTGTATCCCAACCAACCTTAACGGCCTCACCTTTAAGATTTAGTTTAGGTGTTCCGTCATCATTAAGCGCAGAAGCTTCGGCAGCATGAATAATGGTTGCACTAAAATACAAAAAATCATCAGCCTTTGGGGCGATTTTTTTAAGTTCGGCAGCGGTCTTTCTAAAGACTTCCAAAATCTCTTCGCTGACTTCTGGAATACAAGAGGCAGTATCTTCTAACTTAATTTCTAGCGCCTCTCCTTGTTTTATAAACCCAGTCATATGTTAGCTCCCTGATTTCTTAACTACTTTAGAAGGCTCTTCCTCTTTGGCAACCTTCTTTTCTGACATTTCCTTTACAGACTTTTTCTGTTCCTCTGTAAGGCCGTCTTCATCAAAGACATCAGTTATTTTACCGTCACCATTTTTAATAAAACTCATACTCTTTCTCCATGTGCCGTATATAGCTATAATGTGATATTACTACGATTCTGAATTATGGCACAACTTTTATGCAATAATATTAGCTATTTTATACTCCAACTCTGCCTCTTTCTTCAACCGCATCATTTAGTTGTTCTTGACGTTTATTATACAAATCTAAAATTAGCGGAGTTTTCTTTTCAATTTTCATATCAAGGTCATTACCAATTGTATCAACCCAACTTGTCGCCAATATATTTGTCTGAATATGAGATTTGATTCTTTCATCAATAATTTCATCAATATCATCACATTGTTTCTGAATTGTCTCAATACTTGCAACAGCATCAGTTACAAAGTTTTTTGCCTGTAAATCATTAAATAAATCTACAAAACTATTAACTGATACTTCAAGTTCATCAATAGCAGATATAAAAGATTTAATAAGTTTTAATGTTTGGGTATCTGTTGAGAAAATCTGCATAAGATCAACACACTTAAATGCATCTCTCTTAAATATATTGAATTTATCAATTGCTGTATCTCTAAAACGACGAACAACGGGCCTTGCTTTCCAAACATCATCCGGAGCCATGTCCTGATTGTCCTTAAATGGCGTTTTCATAACGTTTAGATAGTCTTGTGCATCTGTCAGTGTTTTTCCAGCAGCATTAAAATACAAAAGGGCCTGTTCAGCCTGATGTTTTTCAGCATCGGTCACTTTATATGACATTTGTGTGCTATAAGACAATTTAATCATTTTATCCTAAACAAAATATGAGATTATGCATAAACAAATCCCGTCTGATTAAGGGTTGGGCCTGCCGCCATCATACCTGCATCATTATTAAAAACGCCAACATCTGGTATCGTGCTCGATTGGTAATAATCTTGAACTTTATCTAATAGTTCGTCAAGTTTATAATTACTGCGCGTCATGCTTTGATCATTTATTGAATTATAGGGCGCGTCTGTTCTTGTTGTGTCTAAATATGGAGCAAATGAATGCCGATATGCCTCATCTAACATACTTGAACGATTATCGCTAATATATTCTCTTTCATTACCAACTATATCTGCACTATTATCATCTTTTAATGGTTTGCATGATTTAATGACGCTTTCATAGAGATGAACAACCTCTGGCGGCACCCCAATACCAAATCCAAGAGATTTTGCTCTATGAATGGCCTTTTCTGGAGACTCTCCAAAAAATTTGCACTCTATAATGGCACAAACGAGGCCAGTTCTGTCTTTTCCGTGAAGACAATGAACAAATGTTGGACCTTCCTCTAAAAATGTTCTTCTTAAATCTCGCGTCAGCAATCGTAATAGGTGTTTCTTTTGATTTTTAGCATTTGTTGTATCAATATACATCTTAATGTGTTCAATATCAAGCAACTTACAGGCCCTGTCTATTTTTTCGCCTGTATCTTTATCCAAACTCACAATTTTCTTAATACCAAGCTTATTTTTTAGCTCTTTAACATCAAGCGGTGATGGAGCGGAACCTCTATAAAGGACGCCCGGCACGACTTCTCGAAAACGATGAATCATAGGCTCCTCACAAGACTGTTTAGGACGTTTCGTATGTATGTAGCATCATGGTTAAACAGAACATGCTTAACGAATGTTATAGATTGACCCAAGGCGCTCGAAGATGGCAGATGCTTGGATGCTATCTCCATTTCACTCAACGTATCAAACTTGTGTTTAAGTCTCTGAATTGCCCAAGGACGCTTTGCAGGAGGAATGCGCTGTAAAGTAAATTTAACAATATCTGAAAGGTATCTTCCAACTTGTTCTGCATTGCCAAGTTCAGATATTGCTGCTGTTTTAACCATCTTTTTATTAAGTTTTACTTTGTGCAGCTTGCTAAATGACAATAATGCCTTCTGAAGTGCCACTCTATCTGGTTTGTGAATTTTGTTCTTAACTGCATTATCAAAATGTTTCTTAAATAGTTGCAAAAATTGTTTAGCAATTTCAGGTTCAGATTTTTCACGAAGCTTTCGCATAATTGCAGATAAAGCAAAGTCATCAATATCAGTTAGATCGATAATTTTGCTGTCATCTATTTTATTCTTGTCCATATGCTTAAACATTTCAACCTCTGCAAGACGTTTTTCTGCGCCCTTGCGAGATTTACATGTTCCAAGATTTTTGCCTTTTTGAGATAATACTCTATATTCGCCGCTTGGCAATTTTCTAATCTTTGCCAGCGCCTCTAAACATCTACCTTCATAGATGTCGGCAAATTTTAAGAGGATATCAACATTGTTCATCTTTTAATTTTTATATCGTCTGCTTTTTTATTGGTATCAATGAAAACATCTTTGATGGCAAGTGATTCTTTGCTTCTCATCATCATTTCTTCCATAATTCCATTTCCATCAATCTCATTTAACGCCCTAATTGCTCTTTCATTAATAAAAAGTATATTACCAAGCTTAAGATGGTGGTTTCTAACATAAGCACAACTTATTACAAGGCACTCCCGATAAGCGGCAATAACTTTTCCACAAAATACTGCTGGATAAGGAGTGCTAACTTGTTCTGTGCTTAGGTCTTCATAAGAGTCGCCAACATAAATCTCTATAAATTTATCCTTAAAAATCTCTGCAAGAAACTCGGCAAAAGTTTTACCTGAACCTTGAAGCTGTTGAACAGTATCTTTTATTTGTTTTTCTGTAACCATTGTAGTTTTTCCTTCAGATAAACTTTAGTTGAAATATTCTATAATTAATACATGCAGTTTTTACATTAATCGGTTGATAAGATGACTTTTTATTCATAATACAATCGGCTTTAACTACAATTCCTCCAATTTTTTTGGTGGCTTCCTTAAAAACATCAACAATTAGTCCTGACATTTCTTGAATAGCATTAAAACATTCTTGTTCTGGACCATTTATTGAGCACTCTATTTCTACTTTGCTTCCATCTGTATGCGGATATGATGTTGATAAGAGATTCTCATCTAACGCGGCACATAACACACGAGAAAACTCTACAGCAGAAGCATAATCTGGCGCAGAAATCTGTATAAGGACATCATGATTTGGCAGGGCCCGTTTATAAATATGTTTTAGGCTTTGCCCTGCGGCAATACTGAACTCTTGATTTAGTTTTTCTAACATACCAACTAATGATGTTGATGGTTTGGTAGGTATTTTTGACGCCACCATAGATGGCTCTGGAGTTGGTGCTGATTCAGATGGTTGATATCCAGTACTTGATTGCATTTGTGATATGGCCAATTGAAACGATTTAGAGTTTTTAGAATCATCCATAGTTTTCATTAAATCACCATAGGTAATGCTTCCCTTAGAGCCATGATCTAAACCACGATTAGATTTATAAGCCGCTCTTTCAAATGACGCGCTAACCTTTGCTCCTATATCTGAATACTTTTTGCTTAAACCATTTGGTAAGCTCTCTGGATTTTGCTCTAAAATTGGGGTATTTGGGTCTTCATTTTTAACACCTGGCAAATTAAGTGCAACCGGAAATAAGTTAGCTACATAGTACTTATGTGCCGACTTAAACTTCATACCTTTATCTTGAATATATTTTTTTATCCAAGGCAATTGTTCTTCACCAGAAAGTCTTCTAAAATCGGCAGCAGATCCTGGAAAACCAATACTACGTAAAGTTTGTGGCATAAATTGAATTAGTCCGCTTGCTCCACCATCTTTATTATATGCTGATGGGCTAAAACCAGACTCAAACTTCATAACTGCAAGAAGATCTTCTGGCTTCATACCAACATCTCTACACATCTCAACTAACTTTGGATAAAAATTAGATCCCAACATTTTATCCTCTTTTAATTTGTTTCACGATGTTAAATAGCTTCACTGCCGTTTCTAAATCTTCATGCTGAATTGATCTGGCATATTTAAGAATATAGTTTGCTAAAAATGTAGGATCTTCATCTGCAAATACTTTGAGCGAATTAAAAAATTCGGTTTTTGCCTTTTTTCGAGCATTTAGTTTATTTACCATGTCCAATACTGACGGTGGCACCTCACTTGGATCAAGCTCTCTTACCGTTTCTACTGGCATTGGCGCTTGAACTGGTTTTGGTTGAGACGCTTCTAATTCGGCAGTAAATTGAGGTGTTTGTGGTGGAGGTGGTGCCTCCGGTCCGCCAAGCATTGGAGGAACATTTTCTGGTGGCCCAGATGGCGTTGTAGCTTGTGGAGTCTGTAAATCAAGATCTGGAATAGGCGGCAATCCAGCTTGTGGCGGTTGTTCTTGCGGCTGTAATTTTGCAGCCTCTGCTTCTGCTTTAGCTTTTTCCTGAGCCATAATCTTTTCATGTTGCTGTATGCGCGGCTCAACAATAGTTGAATAATACGTAGTAAATGGAGCATCAAATTGCTTACTAAATTTTGTTACAATATTTTTGGCCGTTTCAACATATTGTTGTGGCTCTCGAACGGCCCTATGATGTGCCATGGTTTTTAGATCTGAAATTACTTCACTCAAAAGACCTTGTGCAGCATCAATAAGCTTCATACCATCTTTTCTTAGCTTTTCTGTTGCTTTTTGATTTTGTCTTTCCCAACGAGAAAGTGAGCGGCCCTTTTCTGTAACAACATTATGCACGGTATCAAAAATGCCGGCTTCTTTTATAATAATATTCGATTCATCTTCTGCTTTAAGCTGAACGTGTTGTTTGAGTTGCTCTAAACTTTCATCTGGAAATTCATCAAATAAATACTTGTGATGAACTTTCTCAAAATCAATACCAAGCGTATCGTCTTTGAGTGAATTAATTGCCTGTGATACAAGAACCATCTTCTTACGAAAATGTGCAAGATCTGCTATACCAGGCATATATTCTCTTCTATTAAAATGAGAGCGAGCACTTTTAATTAGTTCTTTGGCAGATATTTTATCTTCTGGATGAACTTTTTCAATAACAGATCCGGTTAGTTCAGCACGCACCTTATTATCAACAGCAATGATTGCTTCCATTGCTTTTTTTAATTCGGGTTGGAAATATCTTTCGAGATAAGATTTAGGTATATTTGCCTTTTCCCTTATCTTATTTAAGATGCCTCTTCGTTGAGCAGTTTTGTCCATGAAACCCTTCCGATTTGTATAATAACTAAAACTATGTCTAATTATTGGTAAATAGAGATAAGCTTAATTTATTTTGCTGGCGGTGGGGGTGGCGGTGGTGCGCCTCCTGCTGGTGGGAGTTGATGAGGACATTTACCTAATACATGTTTTGCAAAATTACAATTAAAACATAAAACTTGATAATTATCTTTTGGATATCCTTGTTGTTTAAGCCATCTATAAAAACTTGCGCCAGCATATATGCCATTTTCTTTTCTATGTTTAGCTCCATCTTCATTTATATGATCTATAGTCAGAAAAATAGGCTCAAATTCTCCACAACAAACGCATTTTCCGCCATATTCTTTTATAAGGGCGATTTTGTCTTTATAATTTTTATCATTTTTTCTCTTTCTTTCGCACTCTTTACATATGCGGTGCTGTTTTGTTGTATAATTATGAGTATTTTCATTAGTAAGTTCAATATTACAGATTCTACATTTTCTCATATTTTTTTACTTATTTAGTTGGAGGAAGAGGCGGTAGTGCCGCAGATTCGCCTGTTGGTTTAGAGCTAATTGGGGGCGTTGGAAGTGTAGGCGATGGAGGCGCCGAACTACCGCCACTATTTGGCGGCATAGGTGGTATTGAAGGCGCGGAACCTCCTCCAAGTCCAAGGTCTGGCATTCCGCCGCCCGCTCCACCTGGAGTTTCACCTGGAAGTGGTGCTTCTGGCTGTGCAACCTGTGCTGGTGGCTCTGGAATCTCATCCTCATCATCCAACGAACGTAGGGCGTTAAGTGTCATTGTCGCGAGAGCGGAAACTTCCTTCTTAACAATCTCTGCCTGAATATTCTCTTGACGCATCTTTCGATTTTCGTCTTCAATCTCAAGACCCATAGAGCGATAAAGAGTATGTAGAGAGACTCTCTTCTGATCTGGCCCGCCTTGACTTAACTGAACAAGATTATTAACATAGTCACCGGCATCAAATAGTGACATATGGTTCCAGTCAATTTCCGGGACAATTAGCTGCTTTTCTCCACCAGAATAATCAAAGAAGCCCTGAATCTTCGATATCGGAGCAAAAATCTTACGCTTGAGCCATGTTGACATCATATTACGGAATTGCATGTAGCGCTGGCGCAATACGTCCAAAGCAACGCCACCATTGGCATATGTTGTGTCAGAGCCACCATCAAGCATTACCTGCGGCACTTCAAGACCAATTAAAATTTCTTTAATTAGCTGGGTTATATCACCAGAGATGTCATAGATACCTTGTCCAGAGCCAATTCTCTGAATGTCAACGCCCTCATGAGTAAAAATCTTGAAATCCTTATCATATTCGGCTGCTTCAAAAGTCGCGCGCCAGGCTTCAAGATCCGCAAGTGATGGCTTAAAATCTGCTGATCCAATCTTAACAACAGTTAAAGGATTAATCATATTATCTGCTTGTGCAAACTTTGATTCACGAAGCTTGTCAAAAAGCATTAATTGACGGAAAATACAAACTGGAAGACCCGTTCCTCTAATCTCGTAAGGGCTGATTCTTCTTGCCAATTGAGAGATGTTAAAATTATCAAGAGGAATATTTTCTCCACGTCTTACTGACTCGATAATGTGCTGATTAAGTTGTTTGCGTTGTTCAATATCTGTTGGACGATTTGAGAAAATGATTTTCTTTAGATTTTCATCTGGTCTTAACATAATAATAGGCTCACTAGTTGCCACTGTACGCTTAACAATCATATAGTCGGGATTCTGAATATGAAGTCTTCCCCACTTACCTTTTCCTTCATCTAGCTCTGCAAATACAAATGCCTCACCAAGAAGGAAATATTCTTGTGCAATCTGGACACAAATATTCATAAGATCAATTTCTTCAATCATATCATTAAAGAACTTTTCAATATCTTTATTTGGACATTTGATTGATAATTTACTAATAGGATATGTAGAGTGAAGGCTTATTGCATTATGAACAAATGGATTAAGCGCAAAAAATGAACGACACCATGCATTTATAGTCGCACGATCTCGTGGCATATTAAGATTACTATTTAACCAAAGCGGAGAATAAACTTCTGGCATCTGTTTAATTGTGTCACCAGACATGCCATGATTAAAACCGCCACCACCACCACCACCACCACCAAAAGACTGGGCATTTTTCTTAAAACCAACAGAACAAATTACGTTTCCATTATCTGTTCCGACGTTGGGGCGGCCGTTTAGATAGCTGTAGCTCTGAGAACCGTCCATAAATCGGCCCTGCTCAACCTCATCTGATAGAATTACGCGTCTTTCTTGCGAAATACTATTGGCCATAATTGCACTGACTTGCGGCACTGTAGATCTATTTTCTAAATATCTTGCAGAAAACGACGCATCATTTCCCAAACCTGATCTTTTAATTAAACCCATAAGTCCTCATCATTCCTAATACAATGCTATAAAGATACTATATCAAGAGTATTTTAGATTCGTCTTGGCACATATCCTGCTAAAACTAAAGGTTTATTTAGATCATCAAGTGAGTTGGTTCCAGGATCTTTATTTGTAAAACCTTTACTTACCAAAAACTTATAAGCCAAATAGGCGTTAAGCAGTGCCATAAATCCGTCATTGGGAGTGCCTCCCTTAACATAATGGACAACAGGATCTCCGCCTGTGCGCGAAATAGATGGTTTAAGTTCCATGCTTGAGCAGTGATCAACAAGCCATGCAATACGCTCATAATCACCAAATGGGAATCGAATCATTCCCTTTTTCATTTGCTCAAATAGTTCGGCAATATAATGATCGCGCTCAAACTGTATTTCCTTGGGGATAATGTCTGTTCTGAACTTGACGTAGTTATTTAGTTTGCCAGCTGCACGTGAAACAAGATATCTGTCGCCATATGCCATCTGCATATTATATGAGAAGTCATTTGAGTATCCAATATCTCCAACTGCCAACTGAATATTATATTGTCTCATTAGTTGGTCAATAATTCCCTTTTTGCTTTCTGGATCGTTTTTCTTAAATTTTGTGCAGAACTCGATAGATAATAACCCCGGACCCTTGCTCAAAAGAACAACTGCCGTGCTATATGATTGGCCAGATTGCTTTGCTTTTTCTGGATCTGCCGCTTGTTCAAGGTCTGCTCTTGCACCATAGTCAATACCAAGAACTGCAGTTTGCTGTGTTAGTCCCGGTGTAGATTTAATCGTTGCACTAAAACGTCTTCCAATATCGCCGCAAGCTTCCCTGATTTCATCAGCCGTAATAGGACTCGAATCTCCCTGGAAAAACTCTCCAAGAACTTCATTCTGGAAAACTCGTTCTGTATTAATTGGATGGTTACCCGGCTTTTCTTTTTCAATGTCTTCTCTTGTAAACATTGGCATATAAAGTTGATTAATATGGAATCCAACCATATCACAATCTGGATCATCTACATCTTTTGTCGAAATCCACTTGCCACGCTCGGCTGCTTCTAACTTATTTTGTTCGTGATTACAATGCGGGCATCTAACGATGTAGCCATGAATCCAAATCTTTTCCCATTCATCTGTTCCCGGAGTATAAAGCGGGAAGTATTGTCTGCAACTCTCGCAGCCAAGATAGTAGTATTGCTGTGAAGATTTCTGCCACATCTTAAAGAACTCTGAGCCTTTACGTCTTGGAGTTCCAAAATATACCTGGACACCTTTTGAGGGTTTGCCATACTTTGCAGCTGTCAAAATTTTAAGTGCATTACCAATGGCCTGTGGGCTAATTTTCTGAACCTCATCAAAAAAAAGAATATCGGCTGTTCGGCCCATGATTCTATCAGAGTCAATGCCAGTTGATTCAATGAATAAGTGGTTTCCGCCAACAAATTGCTTAAAGTGCAAAGATTCATTTGTGGCGGTTGTCTGGTCTAAAAGACTCTGCATATATGACTTTGGGCGAGCGCCTTTAACGATTTTGCTTTCATCCATGATTTTTGACTGCGAAATCATTTGGCTTAGTTTGGTCTTTGAGTATGTTGCGGCATGCTCTAATTGTGGAAAAGCATGAATAATTCTAATTGGTGGGCGGCCACTATTGCCACCAAAAAGGCCACTACCCATGAAATACATTTCAAGAGCAGAGGCCATTGTTGTTGCACCGGTCTGACGTCCTTTAACCATAATAATTGGCTTGGCACTTGGCTCAAGAGCCTTAATTCCGACATATCGGTATATCTCACTGAAGGGTTTATAACCATTCCCACTCAGCGTAAAAGGTGAGCCATCTAAAGTAAGATATTTTTCACAAAAAGTCACACAATCAAGTCTAAGAAGTCTTTCCTTGAATTCACTAAATAGATCTTGATTTTCTGTTTTCATAACAGATCATACAAAAATATTAGTATTTACGCCCATATACAATTTATTTTTTTACATTCTGGCAGTATCAAGCGCGTGGAATGCATCTGTATTACTTGCGTCAATATCAGAATCAGCAGTGGAGCTATCCGCTCTACCAAGATCATGATCGTCTTCATAACTTGATGGATTATTGCATTTTGCTTCGAGATTTAGCCTACTAACTTCACGAATTAAATTATCATCATCCCAGTCATTATCATCTGCAATATCTTTTTGATGAAGAGAGTGTAGTTTATCAATAATGGTTGGTATTGGAAGATTTCCTCGTGAAGATTCGATAATATTGCGCAATGTATTTGCAATGGTAGGCTTCTGCTGAAACACTAAAACTGTAACCTGTTTACCGTCTTTATCTGATTTCTTGGCATTATTATCATCGGCGGCAGCAGGTGTCGTTTGTTTTGGGGCAGGTATCTGTTGTGCAACTTTTTTATTATCTTGTTTATTTTGTTCAGCTGCTTTTACACCATCAATATATGCCTTCATACCACTTCGTTCAAGCATATCATTAACTTTTTCTTGAACAGAAGAATATTTGGAGCTGCCATTCATAATAGAGCTAATCTGATCGAATAAGCTTCTCTGAATTGGTTGAACGCTAGTTTTAACGAGCTTATTCTCAAACTCTTTAAGCCAATGATCACCATTATCGTCAGATTCAGATTGTCTCTGAACAACTGGCTGATGTCGTGAAAGTTTGTTCATATTTATGCCTTATAGTTTGTGGCCCAGTTATAATTATCACTATCGGAAACTTCAAGATCTTCTTCTGGTTGAACGCCCATATCAATGCGCATTGGATATCCCATATCCCATAGACATTGACGTAATTCTAGCTGTTCCCTGTCATTAAGTTTATATTTCTGAACCTGATCGCCATACATTCTTTCAATATCGTGACCGGCAGAAACCATACCATTAATACATGTTCTGGCAAGACTTGAAATCATAAGTGGAACGGTAACGAAAATTCCTTGAACGCCAGTAATTTTTTGCGCTTCTTTAACAAAACCGTCTTCATCATATTCGTACTCTGACTTCTTTCTACGAACAGATTTCTTGTTTTTCTTAACCTTTTCGAGACGAGCATTAAGTCTTGCAATGCCATCATCAATTTGTGCTCGAACTTTTTCAATCTGATTTGCGTCTAATTCTTCATCCAAATCCATTCTCATGGCTTTTGAGATTTCGCTATCAAGTTTTTCAAGATAAGCTTGTGCTCTTTCAAGCCCTGCGGTGTCTAATCCGCTATGCCTTGGAACGTTATCAATACGTTCTTTAATCCAGGCAATAAATCCAGTTGGCCCATGTTTTGACCAGTTCCATTTATCATTCTTGCCCTTTTTTGCATCATTTGCGTCTTCTGGTTTTTCTTGATCTTCTACGTCAATTGGCTCTTCACTAACCTCAATTGGAGGCTGTGGCTCTGGCGAATCATCTGGGGCACCTGGAAGTCTTCCAATGGTGATTTCAACTTCAAGCGGAGCTTCTTGATCTGCAACTTCAATAGGCAAACCATCATGCTGGCCTTGTTCTAATAAATCTATGATTTCAGGAGCCTCAACCACCTCAAAAGATGGCCCATCTGCAAAGTGCGTATCTGCGGCAGGCAATTGTGATGCCGGAGAAACTGGGGAAATAGTAAATTGTTCCTGTGCATTAGCTTTTAATGTCATGTTAGGTTACCTCATACATTTTTTACGTGTTTATATACGAAATAATTCATATATTCCATTTATCTTCATACATTTGTCTTCCAGTATCGGGAGTTCCATAATATGTATTCTTATTATTTACAGTAACATCGGCGTCTTCATCAGAAATTGGATCTATTCCATCTGGCAAGCCAAATAGGTCAGTTTCAGACGGTGTTAGATACTTATGTTCAAGCGATTCTAAATCATCTTCATTAAGAGTTCCGGGAAACTCCACATCTTCTGTATAATCTCTTCCAAAATCAAGCTCTGTCGGTGGTTTGCCCTCAAAATCGTTCTGTGGCAAAGAACTATCCATGAATCCGCTTAATTGATTAGACTGCGGATATGTCGTAAAATCACCAAGACCAACGGAACCTGGAATAATTCCATCATTTGGATTTCCATCTACAGACGGACCAATAACAGCCGGTTTAAGATAGGTTTCTGAATCTCCAAGAATGGGGCCGGCTTGTGATTCTGCCGTCGTATCTGATTGAATATCAACAGGAAAATCTATATTGTTGTCATCATTATAAAATGCGCCTTGGCCTTTTGGTTTATTTTTCTCAAAATCTTTAATGCTTTTATATTTATCCATATTCATATAAAGGCCAGAACCATAATCAAAATTGGGGCCATCATTTTCGTCTTTACTTAAAGCTTTAATTCTTTTTTGATATTTTTCTGGTAATGATGAAAATAGCTTATGCCCAGTAATTGCATCAATATTCTTACGAACATCTATCTGCTTTCCGTCTTCAACATGGCCTTCTTTATATTGAGAGGCGGTTGGATCTGTAATTTTTCCATCTTCACTTTCAACCCAAAAATGTGCAGTATCTTCTTTATGTTGTCCCGTATGTCGGCCCTTCATAAGCTTAAGCTTTGGATTAAGCGCAGCAATAATAGCTGCATAGAAAAAACAATTATTATCTGGCTCGATAACTGGAACTGTTTCTGGTTCTTCTTTTTTTGCAGTCTTTATAATTTTGGATAAAAGACTGGCCCGAATTTTCATCTTATCTACGCGTTCTTTATAATTTGCGGACGAGTCATCAATGTACGAGTCGTCAGCCACGTACTTGTTTTTTAATCTTTTGCGCCTGAAGTCAAGAAAATCCTTTATACTCTTGAACTCGTTCATATGCGCCCAGCCACTTCCTGGACCGTATTGTGGCTGTCCATCAATGCCTTCCGTGTCTAAATAATCATAATTGTAATAGAACGGTTCCTCAAAATGAGGCTGAACAACAATTGCAGGATCAACATCATATTTTGGTTTTCCTGGCGTTGGTTCATTAACGCCGCCACCGCCTTGATAATAGGCCAATTTTGTTGTATTCTTTAGACTTTGATTATAATATGGGGCGGCCTTTTCAATAATTGGAACCTGATTCCAAATATTCATTTTTGTTAGATAATAACTTGCCCTATCTGCATCTTTATCAAAAGCGGCATTAAGTTTATCAATAACAGTTTTTTCAGTTGCTATTTTGGCAGATGCCGGATTTTTTAGAACATATTCAATAATACTGTCATCTATATCAAACCCTAATTTACAAGCAAGATAAATTGCTCTTATAACTCTGTTCTTATATGAAACCAAAGTTATTTCAGGGGCCAAACATGTCTTAACTTTCTTTGCATCAATGTCTTGGCCACCACGTTTTGTCGGATCTAAAATCTGTTTAAGATCAAGAGTTAATAACAACGAATTACAAGTAAAATCTCTTGAATACATTTCTCTTTGCAAATCAGTCGGATTTGTAACACCAAGTTTTGCTAATATGGCGTCTATATTGGGGACCATAAAATTGGAAGAAAAGTCTAACTTTAATTTACCAACAAAAATTGTGCTATGATCTTTATGAATTTTGCGTGTAACATTATATTTTTTTCTTAACTGAATAACAAGCTCTTGAGACAAATAATCCATTGTCTTTTCGCCATTGGTCAAATCGACATCAGAGATATTCTCTAACTTATCCATATATTTATCTCTGGCTGTACCACCACATATAAGAACTGGGGCAATGCCAAGTTCTTTTTGGACTTCAGTTAGTTCTTGAAAAAGTTCTCGCAGTTTCATTCATTTCAACCTATTGGTCTTGCGACTGGGCCTGCCAGTTCGCCCATATCTATTTCTGGAGTTTCTTTTTCGGGAGTAGCCAATTCAGCTTCTGACTGTTCTTTACGCTGTTGTTTTCGTTGCTGTTCTTTTGCGGCATCTTCTTGTAACTTGGCTTTAACTCCAGAAGCATCTACTGCTGCTTCCTGTTCTTTACCTTCAAGATCGATATCTTTTGTTTCAAGGGCACCGCGCAACTTTGCAAGTATATCTTCAATACGAGTTGAGATATAGTTATTGCTTTCAAGACTCTTATTCTGGGCTTCAGATAATTGTGGGAAGAATGAGGCAAGCCCCTTGCTATCTAACATTACATCAACAAGCGCCAATCTTCGTGGAATCTCCCTAACCTTAAATACTTTTGCCAAATCTTCAAGTTCTGAAACGATATCTTCCAAAGTTACACTGGCAAGAACCTTATCTATTTTAACGTCAAAATTAGAGGTTGTTGGGATAACATTATCTGCTTCTTTTTCTTTTGGAGTTTCAAGATCGTCTTCAGTAACTTCCAGCGGCTCTTCATCCATAGTAAATGGAACTGCTGGTTTTGTAGCTGGAGCTTTTGCAATGAACGGATCTCTTGGAAGTTGTGCTGGTTTGCCTCTTGCGGGCGCAGGATCATCTGTTAATGGCAAATCTTCCATAACAGCTTCTGGTGGTCTTGGTGGTAAAGCCTGCGCTTCTGTAACCAATAATTGATCATCGGCATCTTCAACTTCTAAATCATCATCGGTCGCATGTTCTTCTTCTATTGTTTTTCCTTCTTGGCCATTCATTGCATCAATAAATTGTTTGATACCGATTGGCTGCGGATCTTCAACAGCTATTTCTTGGCCCTTTGATTCTGGCGTTGTTTCTGCACCACCCGACGGTGACTGTGGATTTGGAGCGCCAACTCCAGCTGGTGTTTCATTTACTGCTCCAGAGCTTCCTGTCTGGCCTTCGCCAGATGGTATTGCAGGTGGCGCTGATGGAGGTGGAGCTGATGGAGGCGGGGCATCTTGTTCTGCTTGTGGGCCTTTTGATAATTGTTGCCCTGATGCTCCTGGCGTTTGTGCTGCGGTATATAGCGCATCAGCCGCCTTATTAAATCCTTTACTGTAAAGAACATTAGCTTCACGAACAATCATATCTTCATAAAGACGAATTGACGTGCTCAATTTGTTTAATGTGCTAATTTTTTTCTCTAAAGTGTGAATAGCCTCTAATAATGTTTCAAGTTCATCACCGGCAAATGTGCGGCCATCTTCTGAACGCAACATTTTTCTAATAGAGTCAAGTCTGCTTAGAATCTTTTTGCGCTGTTGAGCGATGATTTGTTTCTTTTCTTCCTTTTCCTGTGCGGCTTGTTGGTCAGCCTCAAAATCAGCTGGAGCAACGTCATCTGCATTTGATACGTCCTGCCTAATTGGAACAAAATATCCTGGCATAGAATCATTTACATAATAAGATTGAGCAAATTTGTATTTCATATGAGTGCCTTCTTCATAATATTTTAGCCAATTTAGGAAATCATAGATTTCCATTTTCTTCCAGCCTTTGGTTGATTCACGAATAGCTTCTCGATATGGCATACCAGATTTTTGCATATATTGCATATTCTTAACTGCCATAAGCCATTTTCTAACATCGTGTTGTCCTGGTATATAAGCATACTGATCATAATTGGGATATGCCGTGGAATCAAAAATAGAAAAGTTCTTTGGATTAAACTTGTCAAATGTGATGCCATATTGCTCAAAAAACTCAATAATCTTCCGGGCGCGCTCGTCTTCTTCTGGCGTTTCTGGAGATTCATGTGCAATCCAATCATGCATCCATTTTTCTAATTGTTTTTTTGATGGCTTATCTATTATTGACATATCTTTATTTGCTATTTAGCTTTTTGTTAATGGTTTCGCTTAAGACCTTTGCTTCAGCAAGCTTAGTATCAGAGTTCATTACAGATTCTGGCGCAGGCAGCTTAAGCTTGGCCATTTTTTCTGTAAATAGATCCATGAACAACATAGAACTCTCAAGGTCCAAAGATTGCAAAACTTCACGAATACATTCTTGAACAAGCAATACGTGCTGATCTACAACCTGTAATGTTACATTATGTTGTATAACTTGGTCTGCAGGATTTTCTGTAAACTTGTAATACTTTTCTAAAATAGTGCCAAGAACTTCGGCATAATCAATTAGGAGGCGGTCAACTTTGGTATTAATATTTCTTGGATCATTCTGAATTTCATCAAAAACCTGTCCAACACGAATTTCAATAGCAGCACATAAATGTGCAACCATTTGGCGAACGTCAATCTCTTTACCAACAGCTTCCATAATCTTGCTCTTATAAGCCGGATTATTTTTGACGGCCAAATCCAGTTGCTCTTCTGCATTATTGACAACAGCCAATTTTGTTTTGTGCATATCGTCTTGAATTGTTCTATAAATGTCTAAATAATTATCCTTAAATGCTTTAATATTTTTCTCGGTTAATACAAACTTTGCTTCATTAACGTTTGTATATTTTTCCGCAAGCCACTCATTGATATCGCTCTCTGGAATATCTAACATTAGCTTATTAACTATCTCATCCCTATCAGGATGGTCAAGTATCTTACGGACTACAGTTTTGTTCATTTTGACCTTTGTATAAAATAATACGTCAAAATAGATACAATATTATAGATAGTTAGCAAAAGTGAATATTAGCTATTGTAGCCCAATCGCCCTTGTCTTGTATCAAAAATCGCATGGAATGGAGTATTCTGATCACCGGTTTGCAAATCAACCGATCCGCCTGGCACGTGCTCGCCGTTCTCTAAAGTATATCCAGTTTCATAATTGTATTGCTTCTTATCTAAATCACACTGAAACATGTGCTCGCCAACTCTTGACATCTGTGCTCCCGGATGATCTGGGCATGTGCGAGTTTGTAGCGGACGTTCATTTATTGTCTGAGGCTTCGCAAAATTACTCTTATCAATTGCCTGTTCAGAAACGCCTATCTTGTTGTATTCATGTAGATCTTTGCGTGGTTGTTCATATCTCTTACGAAGCTGTTCAATTCTGTCATCTTCGGCTTGCTTGATTTGAGCGAGTGCGTTTGGTGGAGCCGCAATTGTAAGCAGAAGTTCATCCAAAACGGATGCCATCTTTTTTAGTTGTGGATCACCAGATGCATCAAACGCGGTAGCAATTGCAGCGGTCTGTTCAATTGCCTCTGGTGTAAGAAGTGATTCGGGCTGTGGCTCGATTAAATCAACTTCTTCAGCGGCGGATTTTAGTAATGCCGCAGCAAGAACACAAGATTCGGCAACAACCTTAAGTGCCTTCTCATCATTCTCGGCCAATAACATTGCTTCATTATTTGGGCTTTCTAGCCATGAAGCCATAGCTTGTAATAATTCTGCGGTTCTCATCGGTTCATCCTCAAAAGTTGATCAAGAAGGAAACTTCTTTCCTTATTTGGTTTGTTAAGTTGTTCTTGGTTTTTTCTTGCAAGCTCATCTCGTTCTTGAATTTTTTGCTCAAGTTCTTCTGGACTCATAGTTTCTGTTTCACCGGAGCCTTCTGGACCGCCAGATTCAATAGCTCGCTCTTCTTCTAAACGTTTTTTAGCATCTACGCCAACATGCGATGCACGCTCAGCAGGATCTACAAAAACATTAAGAGCCTCTCTAAAATCACCTTCTGGTAGCTCAAGAGTTTTATTTGGCTGTTGCATTTGCATTCGTTTTGCTATTGCCTGCGCTTCTTCCAAAATTTCTGGCCCATTCTTTGGAAAATTATGCCCCCTATGAACTGCATTGATAACTGTTGTTAGTTTTTCACGCATTTCAGGATCTTCTAGAAGTCTCTGCAAAATCTCAATAGATGTAAGCCCATATTTTTCTGCAACTGGCGTATGTGCAAAAATGAAAAGCTGCATTTTTGTAAGTGGCATTCTTTGCGACTCAACCTTGGCTTTTATTATATCTGCAGCAATCTCTTGGAACTCTGGAGAGCAATACTTATAAACTATTCTACCTTTTCGAGTTAAATTATCTGCTAAGTTAGTCACAGTAATGTCAAATTTACTTGCAAGTCTATTTGCTTCATTACGCGATGATTCATTATTTAATTTTAGAGAATGTTTTAATGCCTCAACAACAGCTTTTTTACCCTGAAGAATATCGTTTTTAATATTCATCATAATCATAAGAAGACGATCTTGAACTGGCTCTTTTATTAATTCATCTATCTTTGTATATAGTGTCAGTGATTCGCTAATTAGATATTTAACAAAAAGATCAATTGTTCCACCATAACCTCGTCTATCTAAATATTGAATAATAGGATTTTTTGATGTGGTATCGAAAACATAAGACTGCAACGCACCCTTGACATCTCTTGCAATGTCTTCAAGAACTCCTTGCTTATCTATATTAGATGGAAGTTGTTGGGCATACTTTATTGCCAATATCCTTCCAATGTTTTCGATTCTCATTACTTCGACCTCGCGTTTTATCCAAAAATCTTGGCGTTCATAAATGAGGCACCTTCATATGTCTCATCCATGCCCTTGCGATATAGTGGTCGGCAATTACCGTCCTTATCCTGATACACCTTATTAATAGGAAGCCCGGTATGTGAGCAGATTGGATATTCGCTAACTGCACTCTTAATCATGCGCGAGCATTCTGTTGAGGCGGTCTTTGTAATTCCGGCCAAGCCCTGCATATAAATAGCAAATGCTGTTGCATAGGCTTTTTCATCGCCAGACTTTGCAAGAACATTAAGCGCATCCTCTGCCTTTGGAAGATTACCTTCTGCTAATGCATCGCGCAGATTATTAAGGATTTCGCTTGGTTTAAGACTTGCCATTGTTGAAGCAACGGCAGCAATCTTGGTATCTTTCTTGTTTGTGCTAACAAGCTCATTAATACTTGTCCTATCAAATGAGGCTAGCGAGCCATTGCAAAGTAATACGGTTGGGGCCATAAGCTTTTTGCCATCTGCAATCTTAATGGGAACAACAAACGCAGCCTTACCTGTATCAAGCGACACGCCATAGAAAATTGTGTCTTTATCGCTGCCCGTAACAACAATTTGTGGGCTTGTGAAACCATAAGAAGTTAATTCGCGAGCAAGACTTGTGCGACCAAGTGCAACAGTTTCTGCGCCAAATTGCCATGCAGCAACGCCCTTTGGAGTTGTAAATTGCTTCTCAAACGACTCAAACTCATCATGTTTTGGAAGCTGAACATCTGGCTTTGGAGCGGCAAATGTCTCAAAACTCCCGACCTGATTAGCTGCAAACTCTGTATCATTTTTACGTGCAGCATTGAGACGAATGACCGCCATCTCGGCAGAACTAATGTCTCGTTTTTCTGCGGCAGCAGTAACAAGAACATTAAGGATGTCTTTTGCGGCAATCTTATTTTTGACGCCCGCCTGTTGTGTTACATATGCTTTAATATTTGCATTATCAAGTGGCTGCGGGCCTTTGTTTCCCATAAAAATCTCTGGATCAATTACATCATTCTTTGCGACCTCAACGGGAACATAAAGACTTGTAACGCCCTTTGGAGTTTCATAGTCGGCTTTAATAACAAGAAAACGATCATTACCTTCAACGACAGCAAGCTGAGTCGGAGACATATTCCATGCATCAAAAGTAGTTGCCACAGATTTAAGAGCCTTATCAGCAAGTTTCTTAGAATACATCTTCAATGGGACATTCTTGTCAAAAACGCTTTCCAGTGCATTTACGAGAACTTGATCGGCCGAGCTATATTGATCAATCTCTTTTGGTGAAGCCGTCTTAGCAAACGTTACAGTTGGCTCTGGAGGAGCTTCGCCAAGTTCTGTCTGAAATAGCTCAGCAAAATGCGTTCCATATGAGTGCATTTGATGATAGAGCGATTTCAGGTCTGATTTACAGATGAACATCTTATTATGATCAACCATATCTGTAATTATTCTGCTCATACTACCAAGCGTTTTATCTTGAGGATATAAGGCGGCATACTTAGATAGCTTGGAAGCCAGAAATGGAGTCGCAAGCTTTTGACTATTGTCAAGCTCTTTCGCTAAAGAATTGACCAATTGATGTATTTTGTCGAAACTCATGTTCACCTTATATTCCGTTAAACCAGTTCTGGATATCTCTTAAAAAGTTCTGAGCGCGCAATATCATTCAGCTCTTTTAGAAGCGCTTTAACCAGCGACTTATTTGTCGCTAATTTTTCTGGCAAATAGTGCTCTGCCAGGTGTAGTTCATTTTGTGGAATGCCAAGTTGTGCAGAAGACATCTTGATAATGGGGTCTCCCTTATAAGAGATTTGTAAGAAGCTACCATTCTTCGTGGATTTTACGCCCCACTCCTTCATTTCTTCTTCAGAGATCTCATCAGATAATGGCCTAAACTTTTTGCAATGTTTGCATTTTGTGCATCCATCATCCTTGTGCTCTCTCTTATCATGACCGCAGTTGCATTCTTTAGCTTTACCGGCCGTCTTTTCAAGCTCGGCCTCTGATGTATCATCATATAGAGCGACAATATAATCGCCATCATCAGCGCTCTGAACTTGCCATAGCTCGGCACCTTTATCGGCATCCTTGAAACGAACTATGTCGAAAGCTACGGTTTCTAATTGATCTTTAACGTCTGACAGACGATATGCTCTCTTAACGATTTTGTTTGCCAGATCTGAGTAATCTAAACTAAATTTCGACATTATGTCTCCTGTTGCACAGAATTATATCCTATCTTAAATAGAGGAATATTGATACCTTATTCTGTTTTTTATTGGCGAGCCCGTATTTATTACATTATATTGCAAAAATATTACCATGTAGTATTATGTCAAACATATGCCAATTTTTTGGCACAAAAAAGCCCTCGTGATTTTTTACCACGAGGGCCAATTCTGTTTAGTTCAAACTTTTATATTATTACCAGAATGCTTTTAGTCTTAGTTTTGAGACAAGTATTTTAAGTTTCTCTTCATCCATTAATATATTATATAGCATATGGCCATTTAATCTTATATCTGATGATGGTGCACCGCTTATACTTTTTGAGTTTATCACCGGTATTTCTAATATTCTAAAAAACTCTCTTATAATAAAAGCTTTTTGTTGGCATATTTCACAATCGTCTTCATAACTTACTGGACGCGTATGATTATGATCTTCATTCATATTGTCTTCTTTCTCGTCTATATTTGTTAAAACATTCTTTACAATAGGTATCTAAACCTGATGTTGTGTCTTTTCTTTTTCTAAATTGTTCTGCATTTTTAATTTGATGACATAGGCCGCACTCTTTTGTATTAGTTATCGGATCATAAAATAATTCTACTCGTTTTGGTGGCTTATCTCGTGGCTCGGAATATTTATCTTCTTTTTGTTCTGTAATAGATTTTTTACGATGACATAATGCACATAAAACTTGGCATTTAGCAAGTTCAGCCAATAATGTAGAAACCTTAAAGTTTTTTAGATTGCACACGTCATATAATTTAGTGGTCGGATCAATGTGGTCAATTTGCATATTATATGATTCATATTGTTTGCCACACATAGCACAAGGTTGTGTCTTAAATGTATTTATCATATTGATATTTCGTAATTGATGTGGTTTATATTTTCTAGTTGTTCCCAACGTTTCATTGAAACGATCAAATGTTCTTTTATTATGACACAATAAACATACTAAATCACATTTCTTAATTTCTTCTAAAATCTTGTCTTTTGGAGTATTATCCAACACCATTCTAGTAACACTTTTAATTTTCTGACCACGGCCAGGCACATGATCATAATCCATACAATATGGCTCATATATTTGGCCACAATCCATACACGGAGTATCAGATTTTAATTCTTGAAGCCACTGAATCCTTTCTGCGATCCTTTTACGATCATATTCTTTTGTTTTTTCTGCATTATCATCTCTGTATTGAGAAAGATAACTCTTGCGACATTCTTTACACCAATAATCAAATCCGCGAGGACCATTTTCTTTTGTAGAAAAATAAATAACGTCCTTAGTTAATCCACATTTAGTGCATTCTAGGGACGTTATTTGAGTAACATCGCGATTTTTATTTTTCTCTTTATTTTGTTCTCGGTATTGCTTGCAGCATTCTTTACAGCGCGATTGCAGCCCGTCTGGCTCTCGTTTATTTTTGGAAAAATTGTCTAATTCTTTTGTTATTCCACAAGATTTACATGTCTTCATACTTACATATATAACGTATGTTTCGTCTTTTTATCAAGCGACTACAAAATAATTTACAGACCGTTTACCATTTTTCTGTTCTGAGCTGTGTCATTTTATCTAATATTTCCGCTATCTTAGTGTCGGTCTGTAAAATCTTTTTTAATTTTTTCTCACTTCCGCCGTAAACCCTTTTCCCATTTTTATAATCTACGTTACCGTGAATTGATTTGGTGATGCTACTTTGATTTACATTTAGCTTCTTTGCGATTTCCATCTGAGTATAACCGTCAGCATATAGCCTAAGAACATCTCGTTGTCTATCTGTTAGCAGAGTATTTACTATTCTCCAAAACTCTTCTTTTAATTGATCTTCCAGATCGATTAGATCTTCATTATATTGAAATGGATTTAGTCTTACAGAAAGACTATCTTCGTTACAAAAAGACTCCATCATGTCGTTTGAGTAAGCTGTTTCAAGAAAAAATGGTTGATAATGATCGCTCCTGTTAGGTCTTTTTCCCATATACAAGCTCCTTGTTTTGAGTTTTCATACAGATGATATCTGTATCGTGAACTTTCTAACTAACGACTTACATATAACTTACGAATCTTCCTTTCTTCTTAACATTAAATGTTTTTTATTCTTTCACGACAAAAGACATATCCTCGTATTTACTAATATTTTCTTTAGTAATATACTCGTCTATGTCTTTATAAGCATCGGGCAAATAGAAATTACGGATATTGGCAAATTGCTCAAACTCTTTTGTGATTCTTTGCCTGCCCTTTTTACCCTCTTCATCATTATCTAATAGCAGAAATATGTTATTAGAATATCTACTAATAACAGAAAATTGATAGTTTGTCATATTATTTGTGCCAAGACCTACTATATTTTTTAGACCCGTCTCTCCTGCCTTAATAACATCAAACTGTCCTTCAACAACAAAAACGCTGTCCTTTTCTAATATATATTGATTATTTTCATATAAACCAAATAACAAATTACCTTTCTTAAACTCTGTTGTTTTTTGTGTGTTTTTATATTTAGAAGAAATCTTCTTTGTTTTTCTCTCTTCTTCACTTAAAATAGTTCTGCCAACTAATGCCACAGGCTCGCCATAAGCATTTCTAAATGGCATAACTATTGGATAATCCTCAAAATAACAGGTTGGCACATGCCTTGGAAAAAGCGAATCTTCTATGTTTCTTGTATAGAATAGGCCGGTATTGCGCAGCTCTTCCTCTCCAACAATATCAATAATGGCAGGAAGATTCTTTACATTTGGAAAATATCCAAATTGAAATCGTTCCTGGCTTTCCTTACTCAGCCTAGAATCAATATAATCTTTCGCCTCTTGTGCGGCCGGATAATTCTGTAATAAAAATCGACACGCTTCTACTATCTTGGCATACATCTTACTCTTGCCTCTCTTACTTACGCGAGATTAATGTCTTGATTTGCCTCTTTTAAGCATTTCTTCAACATAAACTTAAACTGCTCGGTCAGATGGGAGTGCTCTTTCTTACATTGCGGACAAATAACCTTACCATTCTCAAGAATAGGTTGAGCTTCGTGCCCACAGCTTTTACAGGTAACAGAAAACGTTGCCGTTGATTTTTGTTTATATTGTTTCAAGGTTTTTAGCGTTGTTTTCTGAAAATATGATACATTTGTAAGTTCATTATTACAAACCGAGCAATAAACTTTGTCTGTTTTAGGATCAATATAAGGATATACGGTTCCACATTTTTTTGTTTTACCAGCTGCATCTATATATGAATTGGGACAATTTAGAGAAAGCGCCATATTATACCTCACTTAACGCGTTAATAAGCTTATCAAGATTTTTCGGATAATCAATATTTATGATAACTCTTTGAGGATTTCTGCCCCCAACACCACAGCCCGGAACAAGGATTTCATCTCGATGTTTGGTTTGTGGTGAAACGGTGACTTGCCTATTACCAAATATAGTTTTAATGCTATGAGTTGATCCGCGCAATGCTTCAAGTAATGATATGTTAAGTGTTGATACTACGTTATTTCCTTCAATATGTAGGCCCTCTTCTTGAGTTACGTGCATATGACAGAAAAGATCAGTAAATCCATCACCAAACATTGTTGGACCAGCAAAATTGCCCTTTCCCTGAATACGTAATATATTGCCATCAATAATGCCTGGTGGGACCGTAACACTTAATGATATATCCGCCTGCATGTAGCATTTGCCGCTGCAAACTGAACACGGATTACTATTGGTTCGGCCGTGACAAGCATCACAAACCTGCATAATGACCATGCCACGTTGCTGCTGAATAAATCTTCCCTTGCCACCACATTTTTGACATCCATTATTTTTGGTTATATTGCCAGTTCCTTTACACTCATTACATTTGGCATTTCTTTTATATTTTACTTCCTTCTTACACCCCAAAACTGATTCCTTAAATGAAATAGGAATATGAACCTCTATATTCTCTGTCTGAATAACATTTTGGTGTTGTTGCATATTTCCAAATGGACTTCCGCCAAATGGATTTCCTCCAAAAAATGGATCAAATGGAACGTCATCATAACTTATTTGGCCTTCTCGATCGCTGCCACGTCCATTTTTAACACACTCATATGCTTCGTTAATTTGCTTGAACTTCTCTTCTGCGTCTGGCGCCTTATTAACGTCTGGATGCAGTGTTGCAGCCATTTTCCTAAATTGTTTCTTTGCATCATCAGGCGTTGCATCCTCGGATAGCTCAAGCAACTTATAGGCTTCGTCTAGTCTCATGTCTTCTTGCTCTTTGTTTTCTTTTTTAGTCTATTACTTAATTGAAATGCATAATACAAAGCAACGGCTATCGAGTCGGCTTTGTCATAATTTTCAACTTTTATCTTGCCCTTGGACTTGCCTCGGGTCTGATACTCGTAGGGGAACGTAATCATTAGATGCTGCGCGACAAGGGCCGGCATATCTTCTTTAGATGGCAAATCTTTTTTAATTTTCAATCCGTGTCTTATCTTCATAACACTGAATAAGACTGGTGGCTTACCCAAATAATCATATGCGAGAAGACCAATCATTCTATTATAAATACCTAAAATGATAACTGTCTGAGCCGTACTTTTTCTCGGAATAAATGTCAATATGTCTTCAATGCCAATATAATCTGGTTTAACTGCATCAATTGCTGCCTTAATCTTATCTCTGGTATCTGCAATTCGTTCAATAATATTGCCTTTTTTAATTGGCTTAATATATTCGCATTTAACAAGTTTTATATCACCTGTTATATCATCAAGCTCTAATACAGAATAGGCTGTTGTGGTAGTAGATATGTCAAACCCCATTATTAATTTCTTTGTCATATCACAGAATATAACAAGAGGCCGGAAGTAATTAACCTCCGGCCTCTCATTTAGCTTTTAGCTATTAGCTATTTTTGGATCAATTATTGGGCAGGGGTGCCATCATAATCTGGGAAAGACTTTTCAACTTCCTCATCGTCTGCGGTCATGCTAACTGGCTTTGTGGCTTTGACAGTTTTCGTTGCCTTTGCTGGGGCCTTTGTAGTTGCTGCCGCAACGGTTGCATCTGCTGCTGGGGTTTCACCACGAATCTTTTCGATTCTCTTTTGGACTGTTTCTGCGTTTGGAGGAGTAACTCTACGCTGTAGATCGGTCAAATCAACGCTGTCCTTGATTAGTTGGTCAGCGGCAGAAAGTGGCTCCTTATCATAAGACTGAACTGAATAGTATCCAGTTGCGCCACCGTTCTTATCAACTTCAATGTTGATGTCATACTTAGTTGGATCGCCCTTTTTTGGGTTTTTTGCAAGCTTACGAATCTGCGAGAAGATTGCATAAGAGATATCAAGGATCTTAAATGTGTTATCCTTGCGGCTGATTACGCCAAGCAGCCAACGGGGCTTTGCTTTATCATTTTCATCACATAGCGGACATGATCCACTAATTTGTGAGCAGGAAACTTTCTGTCCAAAATCCTTTGGATTGCTTGGATCTTTCTTGACCTTATGAACCAAATACTGGTAAGGCTGAGTAATAATTCTTAATTCATTTGGACCTTCACCGAGGCGAAGCCATAGATCCTTATTGTTATTTGCCTTTTTATCACTAAAACTATCGTCTTCCCAATTAATTTCACCGAATGTCATTGTCATTTTATTTCTCCATTGTTATTTATCGTTTTGTTCATAATCGAACGACTTACTCTATTTAACATACTTATATTTGTTGTTTGTTATCTTTCTTCTTATTCTGCTAATTTTACGTAACGAGTGCGCGTATGGTCATTAGTTCTGGCGAACCTGATGCTGATGCCACGGCAACGCAGCCTATTTGCTACTCTATTTAATACAATCCGTAGCGCGCTTGGGGAACCAGGCAGAACCTTGGATTGCTTTCGCCCGAGGACTTTGTTTAAGTTTGAGTTAAGCTCAGTCATCGTGCCGGTCCATTTCTTGTTATTATTATTGATTACCTTTAAGACTCCTTCTATAACGATATCATGTGTTGTATTCTTTTTGTTCTTTGTCATTTCATTACTTACCTTTCTTACTTTATTATTTATCTGAGAATTGGCTGGGCGCCTTTAACTGCATTGAAAATCAAACTTCTAATACTGATTATTCTATGTATTGGAAACATCATTTCTAAAATTGCTTCTTTTGGTGTATTTGCCAAAATCTCATTAAAACTTTTTATAACTTCTTCTTCTGTTTTGTCTGTATAGATTCCTTTAACCTCAATAAATCCATTCAATTGTGAAGATGGCTTATCTAACGATATGAACCTCTCAATAACTTGGGTTTTCTTTTCCGTGCGTTCCATAACAATTAGGTAGGGCGGCTTTTTTAATGTTGGCGCCCCGCTTGGGATCAAATTGCCAGCAAAAATATTGATATCTTTATCGGATGACATGATTTACTTACCTTTCTTGCGTCTTTCTTCATTTGCAAGCTCAAGAGCTGCTCTTTTAGCTATCTGTTCTTGTCTCTTTTGTTCGAGTTTAGCTTCACGTGCTAAATCTATCTTAACAAGTAGTTCTTCTGCTAATTTGGCATCTGTTGCAATTGCGTCACAGAACTTACCGAGTCCTACCCAAGTCTTATCGCCATATACATATGACATTGTGGTTGGTTTTAGAACAACACCATAATCAAGTGCCAATTGGGCAATTTCTTCATGTTTGTCAATAACTCCGATTCCAAAATTTACCTTAAACTCACACTTACGAGGCCAAGGCCCAAACTTGCTCTTCTCAATTGTTGCACGAAGTGGATGTCCAATTTTATTCTCTTTTTCATCTACTATCATCGAGTCTTTTCGTTGAATTGCCTCGAAATAAACATTGGCACTCAAAGTATGTGAGTATGTATTTCCACCAGAGAATGTATGGTCTGCACCATATGGGTCCATGTTATCTTTTTTGTGGTTGATGACGATGAACGGGATGCGGGCCTTGCTCAGCTCCAATGTAAGCTTCTTGAACGTGGTTGTCAAGAACCTGGCGAGCAGCGCCATGTTCATTTTTCCGACGGCTGCCGTGTCCTCGCCAGGCGGAATGAGTGAGCCAAGAGAATCAAGAACGATTAGGTTAATATTTAACTCTCCATTGATAATATTATCAAGCAAGCCGTCCTTTGTCTTACCTTTGAGAACGTGTGTCTTTGCGTCTTCTTTTGGAACACCTAAAAGCATCTCAAAACACTTACGACCATTAGCTGCAAGATCTCCCTCAACATGGATAACTCTTGAAGTATCTACGCCAAGTGTCTCTGCCCAGTTTGGGTCGAAAGTTTGCTCTGCATCAATGAACATTTGTTGTGCAAAAGGATCTTGCTTTTGTGCTTCTGACATAGCAATCATTGCCATGAGAGTCTTGCCACAACCTGATGGGCCGTAATACTGAATTAGGCGGCCTTTAGGCAATCCGCCAGATGATAATGCATCATTTAATGCGTCTGAACCAGTCGAAATAACCGGAGTCTTCTCCCCTACTGATTCATTAGCAAATCTAAAATCTAATTGGTCTTCTGACTCTGCATAGCTCTGAAAAAATGCGGTTAATTTATCTGGTCTCTTTTTCTTATCTTCTGACATTTTTGCTCCATTTTTCTCTTCGATCCTCTATAACGGGCGGTTAATTTTTTCTTTTTACGTCCAATTTTTTTTCATTCGTAACCGGGCACCGCATCTTCTTTTGTTTGTCCGTAACCTAATATCGTCTTTCGCAAGCCTTGCGCGATATCTTTGTAATGGTGGTGGCTCTTAATAAGTATATCATACTTCTTATCTAAAACCATTTTCGATGCTTTTGCTTTTGCTAGTCTGTTTTGTATGTCTTCTACGTCTGTTGAACAGTTTGCTGCCCAGATTTTCATATCTGTTGTGGTTCTTGTTCCCTCTGGAGCCTTATATTCAAGAGATACCTTATTCTTAACACTATTTACTTTGGTCTCTAAAAATCCAATTGTCTTAACCAATCGTCCTAAATATCCTGTAATGACGTCTGCTCCTCGTAATGCTTGCTGTTGTAGCAGCTCCGCGTGAGCAAGATCTATCGCATCAATACTCTCTAAATTACTTAAAACCTCCTCAACCTCAGTAAGATCAAACTCCATAAAGTCTTCTTCGTCTTCAGTTCCTAAAAAATCGCTTAACTTAATTGCTTGCTCTGTCATTTTATTACTTCCTTGCTTACATCTTAATAATATATTACGTTTAACTTTTTCTCGACAAAAGATTATTACACATCCTTCTTTTTTGTCTGTTTTGTTTGTTTGGGTTTGCTTAATGTTTCCTCTATTTTTTCCCTCATTTGATCGCAAGCATCTTGCACAAGCGCATACATAACCCGCAAATGCTGCTGCTGTTGTAAAGCTACCAAAAACAAGAAAATTTCAAGACTTGTATGTCGCTTGGATGGTGGCTTTAAGAATACTATAATTCCATTATCATCTGACTGAAACAGATCAATAAATAGATCTTGCCCTCTCTGATATTGATTCGTATATGAAGCAACTATCTTTTGATAAAGGACCCATTCATTGTCAGACATATCGAGCTTCTGATTATCTACAATATATGTTGCCATTAACTTTTGCCTTTATGATCTACTAAATCCACCTTTACCAGATAGCATGTCTTGCTGTCCATACGCTACTTTACGGTGCAATTTTTGCAATGATTCAAGATCCTGTTGTTGTGCTTTTTGTCTATTGGCGCCGCCAACTTGTTGTGTTAGCGCGGCAACTACATTGATACCTCGAATTTCTTCTGCATCGCTATCGCCATCTGCATCTGGTATTGCAGATATGACTGGATCAGCACCTAAGATAGCCGCCTGTAATGTTGCGACTTCTGGAACTGATTCGTCAATAGTTTCGCCGGCAGCAATCATAGATGCCATTTGAGCTTCGCTGACATATCCTTGGGCGTTTTCTTGTTTGATTTTTTGGACAATTCCCTTAAAATATTCAGTTCTTTCGGCAAGGCTTTTGGGCGGTTCTGGCGCATTCGGGTCTCTTGGAGCTTTGCCAGAGGTCTTTCCCAGTCCTTTAATGATTTCAGTTCTATCAAAAATTTCTTGTGTCTTCTTATCCGTCATCAGTTTTTCAACAACTGTTTCTGTTACGGTACCATCAGGCATCTTAATCTTTCTAACTTCTGTCTTTTTATCCTGACATTCTTGATCATTGATTGATTTGTTTAGCTCTTTAATCAATTCTTTTGGAAGATATAGTGGAAGATCTGGAGAATCTGTTTTGATATAATTATAGTTAGATAATAACCAATCATTTAGTTGTTCGGGATATTCCTGCATTTCTGCCATAACTTGGCTTAATGTAGATAGAAGGCCCTTAAGCTTATTCTCAAGAATAGATTGCCCACAGAATGGACAGACATTCATATTAATAGCGTGAGTCCATTTTGGATCTATTTCTGTTGAGCATGAAATACACTTCATTTTTGGTCTCCTCGATCTGGTCCAACAATTGTTTGTTCTCCTATTACCTTTATTTTGTCAGTAAAACTGATCCCAAATTTTTGTTCTGCATTTTTCAGCGCATTATCAATTTTTTGCTTTAATTCTGGAGTAATATGATCTGCTTGTTTTTCTACTTCACGTAAAAGAAGCCTACCAAGATTAGTAAGTTCTGGAAAATTTGTTTTTAATTCTTCCGTATATTCTTTTTGTGCATTATGTAAAAAAGCGTCAATTGACGTATTATCGTCTGCAACAACTTCCAATATTTCTGTAGACTGCGTCTTCTTTGGTTTTGGCGGATTTTCGCAATCAACCATGCTTAAATCAGCTATCTTCATAAACTCTTTATATGATAAATTCTGATAGTCAGGAACTTCACGCTTCAAGATTTCATACATATTCTCTGCCCAATTAAGACTGAATTCGTTTTCTGGAGAGAAAATACCTTCAAG